GCACAAGAATAACAACCGTTAAACTTTCTTATCCAATTTATCATTGCCTTATAGGAGTCGCTTTTCTTGTTCCGTCCACAATGGATATTCCCACAGTCACTATTACAGAAACAGTAATCAAATCCGAAGAGAGAATTGTAGAATACATTGTCTCCTCTCTTCCAATTGTTTTCCTTACGTTTATACTTTCCCCGTTCCATTACCACACCCCCGTATATAAGAAGTGCATTGCCCGAAGGAACAGATAGATTAAACATAGCGGAACACCGAAACCAACAACAATTCCAACTGTAAGATACGTAATAATAAATCCGGCAGTAATGAATTTCTCAATCCAGTTAGTCATTATAGACTCTCCTCTCTACGCTACTGTGTCGCAAGAAGTCGTCTAACTGTTCTACCGTCTGAAATCCTACACGCCTGTCAACTTCTTCATGTTTGTTCCCGTGTTTGTACTCAAACAGGATTAGTGTCGGCAGAGACATTACGTTGTACTTGTCGTATTCTTCGGACTCTTCATATACGACGTTTGCCTTTTTAAGACTTTCCTTTAACGCCCTGCATTGTGCGCAGGAAGGACTCCCGAAGTAAAGTAAATAATCATAACCAGACTTGTTCATGTTTGATTTTTCCTCCCATCCGTCTGTTATCGCCAGACAATTTTTCAAGTGTAGTGTAGCATAATTCCAAACACTTGTCAACAGAAATTTCAGACAAAAAAATTGGAGACCCGAAGGTCTCCATCAGAAATTGATTGTCAGTCCACCGCCGTAGAACTTGTCTCTTCCTTCTACGGGTTTAGGAACACCGAACGCACTCACTGATACGTGTCGATTAAAGTTGTGCCGTAAACCAACTACGTAACCATGATTACTATAACCGAAGTCTACACCCCATTTAGGTTGCTTCGGTATTAAAGACTTTGCATCTATCTTAATCTCATAACCCTATTCAACCAGAACCTTGCCTTTATCGAACTTTACTTTTTCGTCTGGTAATTTGTCAAAAGTAAAGGTTTTATTGTTAATCTTTACTTTCGGGTCTGTGTTCTTAATCTCTACGTCCGCATCTGAGTTGCTTGCTTTTTGCAAGTAACTGACTTGTGTTTTGGTTTTACCCTCAACCTATACGTATTTAGTCTGTGTCTGTGTTACCACTTTCTCTTTTACGGGAGAGAGTTTGTATCCACAATAACAACCCAATGCAAAGATTAAGATACCAATCAAACACTTTGCAATAGAATTGTGCCATTTTGTATCACTCAGCATCTTCCCACCTGTTCTTGTAGAAGTTAGCCATCCCACGCCAGAGATTACCACCGTCTACCATTTCACCATTGTTGTTCGGGTCTGGTAAATACCATAAGTCCCAACGTAAATCCGGGTCTCCTTGATATACTCCATACCCATCTCTTATTGCCGCTTCGCCATGTGTCATAAAATTGTCTTTGTTTATATCTAAACCTAACGCTTGTGATAACACTGCCGCAACCTATGCCAATGCGGTTATCTGTATTGCCGTAGGAGGTTCATCTCCTAAGTCAGAGTCGAATCCATCATTCGCCTGTGCGTTATATGCGCACATCATAGCAATACCAATTGCCCGTGAATTTCTACGCCACGTATGATACTTTAACTCTGTCATATCCTACGTAGTAACATATACAGAACCATCATGGTCAATCAATATGTGGTAATCATCGAATGCCTATGAATAATGTCCCGCAGTCCAATGGGCATATACCGTATCAATATACCCACGGGCATCGGAGGCAATATCACGAAGGTCTTCTAATGTCACCTTCTAACAATCATCTAAATCAATATATGCCACGTAATCACCTCAGATAATATATTGTCTAAATAGACAAATATAGTAGCCTTTCGGCTACTATATTATCTATTATGCAAGTCCATGTTTCTTTTCCCAGTCTTTTAACTTCCTTGCCATTTTTATTTGTTGTTTGAAAATCTTGTCTGCCTTTTGTCTCTTCTACGCACCAGTCAGAGACTTGTCTAACTTAATCGCCTTAAGAGCATCACGATATTTCTTGTCTTCTTTATATGCCTTTTGGTATGCGTCCCACGCTTTCTTTTCGTCTTTAGACATGATGCTTTCATCAGAAGAGCGTTTCTTTAATTCCTTGTGTCTATCGTAGAAATCAGATATAGACTGGAACGTATTTCTATTTGTAGCAAACGTACCAACGATAGAGTTCAACGGATATGGGAGTTCTTTAGACATTTCTGCGAACCCACCCTTATCCTCTGGTTCTGCTCCACGGGTCATCTTTTCGTTATTACCAGTCAGTTCGTAGAGAGACTGTACGTATTTACCAAGGTTAGATAATGTCTTGGAGAATACAAAGTCAACTTTCTTCGCCCCGATATCCACGCCAAATACTTTGAACATTGCTTCGGAGATGTCTGCCCCAAGTTTAGAAGTGGACAAGTCTTTCTGCAAATATCCAAGTTTTTCTGCCATGTATTCCGGGGTTACAGACCGTCCTTTGAATGTATCGTAGTTACCAACGATACCGAACCCAAGGTCAATCAGAGCAGGAGTACATTTGTCAATAGCAAAGTTTCCAAGAACATCTTGAACAAGTTCTAACTTCTTTACGTCTCCATCTTTCAGATATTGATGTGTTGCTTTTTCAATTGTGCCACCGACAAGTCTGCCAAACAACTGGTCTTTAGGGATACGCACACCATTCGGAAGAATCCAGAAGTTATCGTGTTCGTAATCTGGTGCTTCGTCGTAGTCGTCGTCTCCTGTACCTGCCAGTGCCGCAGACATACCAATCGCCGCCATAAGGAGGAACTTGAACCTTAACTCTTGTTTAGTACGTGCATCTTTCCCGTGTATCATATTGTCAAGCGTATTGCCCACTTTATAGATACCTTGCAGGGATGCGTTAAAGAACGGGATGTAACGGTTCAACTCTTTACCAAGGATACCATGCTGACCGAAGTTCAACGTAATGTCCTTAGACTTGTATGCCGCATACATCTGACTTGTTGACGCACGTTTCAAGTCGTTATCGTTTGTGAATATTGTGTTGCTATTGTTCCCGAATAAACGACCACTTAATCCTTTGTAACCCATACGGGCGTTGCGATACTCTCCTATACGTGTTCCAATTTCTAAGTAATCATTCATTCTCTTGTTCATCTTAAAGATGGAATGAAGACCTGTTACGTCCGTTGCCAGTAATAACAAAGACTTTGCCCTTGCCGCTTTACTACGATTCTTGTCTGTCAATTCTCTAAAGTCTTTTTTGATTAATGGGAAGTAGGTCTTCCAGAATTTCACATTGTCTCTAATATCGTGTTCTACTGTAGCGACATGTTCTCCGTCACGATTCAGTGTCCCTAATTCACCGTTCATAGACTGGTATTCTTTGAACCATTGTGTATCGTTTGCCATCTGGTACATACCCCAGAAGGAGTCAACGAATGGGAGGAATCCGTGTTCCGAAGAAATGAACGCTTCAAGATTATCACGGCAGAGGTTACGTAAACCGAAGTCTGGTGTCATAGTAGCAGTATCACGGACAAGTCTGGAGGAGAAACCGAATGTTGCATTCGCAATCTTTTTCAGTGCGCCCATCTGGTCTGCGTCGAAAGACCGAAGTGCGATATAGATTTCTCTATCTGCAACTTGATAATATTCCTTTTCACCATTGTTCCATACGTAGAACACGTTCTGTTTAGAATCATGGGAGATTGGATTACCATTCTTATCACGGGACGCTAACTTACGAACCATGCCTTGATTCTACGCAACAATATCCCCTTGCGCATCTTGCGAAATTGCGTTAGCAATATCATTTACAAAGATAAGACCTGCCTTATTCCGGGATGCCTTTACGTAATATTCTACAGTACGTTTCTGCATTTCAAGGAATGGGTTCTTGACTTCTCTCATACTTGTCCCAATCTTATGGATAGGCATTGGGATATTAATCATGGTCTTAGAATCTTTAAACCCATCAACAAATCCTTCCAATTCTTCCATGTTCTTAGACAACGGAATGAAGTTCGGGTCTACCTTTAAGAACTTGTCGTATTGTTCTTCCGTAATAAACCCACCATCAACCAGTACCCATAACAGTTCATGGTTGTATTCTACAAAGTTCTTCCTTTGGTCTTCAAACAGTTTTGCGTTCTTAGACTTCTTTACGTCTGCAATTATCTTGTTCGCTTCTTGTGTGGTCATCTTTTGTTTAATACCACGCTTTGCCAAATCAAGGATACGGAACGCTTCGCAATAGTTTAAGAATTCTGTCTGGTTGTCTTCGCCTACTGCTTCGATGATACTATTCAGAGACTTAGTACGTTCACCATTCTTACTGTTATGTTTAACGATACCGTCTTCGATTGCCGCACCTGCAACTGCGCCTTGGTCTTTCATAACCATCATACGCATATAGGATTCTAACGCCCCTACTTGTCGTGCCGCTTTCATTAAGAAGTGCTTGTCGTTAAACAACCATTTTATTACTTGGTCTTTAACTGCTTCGTAATATTCTCTTGCCTTAGACTTCTTTCTCTTACCTACGGTCTTCCCATTGATATCATCATACGTAATAGTCTTTTGATGTTGCTGATAAGGCAACGCACGTGTAAAAGTGATAGAACCATCTTGATTAGTGTTCTCTCTCCAGTAAGACTTGTTATTACGATAGAACTGCATCTTTTTTTGGTTTTCACCGTTCTTCTATGCAGACTTCGTAAATGTTACGGAGTAGATATCTTTCTGTTTGTCGATGTATCCAAGGTTGGAACTTGTCTGACCATTAGACTGCATCTTTGTATCGGTAACTGGTTTATACTCTTGGTTCTGTCCTTCTATAATCGTTTTCTCTTCTGTGTTAAGGGTTTTATATCTTGGGTTGTTTTGAATTTCTTCTTCGGACATGTTTGAACGCTTTTCAGTTAAGACTGCTTGTTTTTCCCCTTCGTGGTATTCGTAGTCGTTGTTGTATGCGTTACTATAAGAACCGTTTGCAAAACCTTCAATATCTTGAACCGCATGTTGGATTTCATGTAAGAGACTGTTTCTTGCGTCGCCATCTGTAAGCATATCTGAGTTTATATATATAGATTGAGTCTCTGGGTCATACGCCGCAAAATACTCTTTCTCTGTCATGTCTTCGGCATCCATAAACCTTTGCATTTCTGCGTTACGGACAAGGTGAACTGGTGTGTTTTTAAGTTCTGGATAAAACTTGTACAGATTGTCATGTTTTAATATTTTTCCTAATGTAGTCTCCAGTTCTTTGCCAGACAACTTTTCAAAACCATTAATGAAGGACGCATCTTTATCGGAGAACTCAAAACGCCAATGTCCGTCTGCCCCACGGTATACGTTCTTATACTACGGATAATGTTTATGGATGTAATCGTTTATATTTTTGATTGCGGTTAAATATGCCTTATCGTTCGGCAGGTATTCTGGATTGAAATCGTGTCGTCTTCTCGATTTCGATACCATCTTATAAAAGTCAAGAGACCCTGCTCCCCATCTCTTATCCATGCCGTGAAACTCTTTTTTGCGTATTAATTTCCAAAATATCTTTTCTAATTCTTCTTCTGTTTTCGGGGTTAACAAGGTTTGGTTCTCTGCGTTTCTTCCTGCTTCTTGGAATTTTGTGTCTGTTCTATTATTTTGTCCATTATCATTATTTCCAGTTTTGGGTAAAACAACTGCGCCTTGTTGTACGCTTCTTGATACTCCTCTTTGTCCATCAAGTCCAGTATCTTCTTCACGTACTTTTCCACTTCTTCCCTGTTCTTGAACGGTCTGCTAACGTACTCTCTCCTCTTCTTTTCCTCTGGTGGTATTCTCATTGTTTTGTTCTCCCTTCGACTGGAATGAAGTTTCGGTTTCTTCTTCGTTTTGCTATTGCAGATATTGCGCATGTTCTTTCATGTTATCGAGAATCATGCGAGAAGTCCACGGAGAACCGTTGTCCTACGGCTTGATAAACCCATCGTTATCTCTTCTGCTTTCCTGTTCTTCTTCTATTGCCTCTATTGCTTTATCCCAATATTCGACATCTCCAACTGGATTTTTAGTATCCCAATAATTCTTAATTTTAGTTTTTAAATTAGATAATAATGCTCCAGATGGGTCGTAAGAAATAAGTGCTTCTATATATTCTTCAGAACTAGTTACCGAATCTGGGTCGTCGTAAATATCAAAAATTGGGTCTTGAATCTCTTCTCCCTATTGGTGGAATATACCTTCACTATCTGACGAAATAATACCCTCTTTATTCCTATACTTACTCCAACGGTCTTCTGGTTTGTTTTTTCTTTTTTCGTTTCTTCGTCTCTCTTTCTCTAATTCTTCTTTCTCTCTTATTTTATCTTGTATTTTTCTATATCTATCGTACTCTGCTTGAGACACTCTTCTTGAAGTTCCGTTGTCATAGTCGAACTAATACCCGTACCCAGTAACATATTGCGCATAAAGAACATGTTTAAATTCATCTGGTACTTGTTCTTCTGTAGTTTCTTGGGTTTCTGTTTGTTGTTCGTTTAGTTCTCTTCCTTTTAGGGTAACTCTCATATATTCTGGTTTTGTTTGCTTTGATATTATATCAAGGAATTCAACAGGATTATTTGCGATGGATAAATACTCTCCATCGTATGTACTAATATATGGAGTTTCCGTTTTTGTTAACGCCCACTTGTCTTTTCCGTAATCATAAAATACAAAATAATAGTCGTATCCACCACGCTCATTGTTTTTATTTTCAATGCACCAATCTATTCCTTCAATATTGTTCGTATTTAATGTGTTTCTCCATAATTCTTTTCTTTTCTTTATGTCCTTTGGAGCATCTATAAAGTCTACAAGTCCAATCTCTTCTCTCGCATCTTGAACCTCTTCATGCAACTCGTCTTTTGCGTCTGTCCGTAGTTTATCTATTTCTTCATCAAGGTCTTTTAAGTCTTGTAATGCTTTTTCTTTTGTATATTTATCGTTACCACTTCTCATGTATCTTTTGGAAATACGTTCTGCTTTTTTTGATACACGTTCTTCTTCTTGAGCGATTTCATATTTACTCTATCTTTCTTCTTCTGTTTCTGTGATTTCTGTAGTTTCTGCGTTTTCAACTGTCTCGTTTTCTGAGGTTTTATTTTTTGCAAATTCTTGTTTAATATATTCTATTAAGTCTTTCTTATCCCTATCTTCAAGTCTGTCTTCCTCTTCAATAAGTTGTATCGCCTATTCCTATGAATCAAAATCTTTGACATAGTTGTAGTCGTTATAATATTTATTAAGGAGTCTGCCATATTCAATTCTATAACCTATTTCTCCTTCTAAATAATCAAACTCGTCCTATGTAAGTTCTCCAGAATCTAACATCTTATCCATCTATTCGCCAAGAGAATGTTCATCTTGTTCGTTCCATTCAGAGATGTTTTTCGTCATCTCTTCTGCCATTTTATCAAGTTCTTTTTCTGTTTTCTCTTCTCGTTTATTAGTGGTTTCAACTGTCTTGTTTTCTGCAACGGTTGGGTTTTCTACGGGTATCAAGGACTCTGCAATTTCTCTTGTAGACTTGTTTGCGTTACTCTTCTTTCTAATTTCTTTCAGAACATTGCCTTGGAAATCTAATGCGTCAGAGTAAGAATCTTCGCTATCAATATGATATACAGAGTCGGCATCAATGGTGTCGTTCATATATATGTCGTTTTCAACCTTATTAAGATAAGTATTGTTGTTGTCATTATCTTTAACAAGGAAGTATACATCTGGTTTCTCCTTGCGAATCGTAGCATTCGCAGGATTATCCGCAGGATAATATTCTTCGGCAAAGGAAGTTCTTGCTACGGGAGTAAATCCACAGTTTCTATAACCACGTAACAGGAATTTACCGAAACAATCCATGCGATTACCGCCCATCATATGAGCGATAAATATCATGTCATTGAGAATGCCACGGATAGGATTTTTGGGATTAGAAAAAACGGCAACGATATTTCCATCTTTCGTAATCGCAAATCCTGCCATTTTATTCTTATGCAGAACCACCTTGCAGTCTTTCAATTCTTCAACGGTCTTTCCGTCTACGTATACTCCGTGTTGGACATCTGCTTCTTTACTTTTGTTAAGCGCATCCACAAAGACCTATTTTAACTTGTCGTCTCCAGACATGTTTCTCCAGTCTTTGAGTTCCGTCTTCTTCTCTTTGCGTTGATTATAGGTTGAATAAATTTGTTTATCTTTCAGTAATGAAAGATTTTTTCCATCTCCTTCGGAACGTCCTTCCACGGCATTTTGTCTGTTTCGTCCTTCGCCAGTCCGATTATCATTCCCCTGCCGAACGCTCCCTCTTCCTTGTACTTCTCCAACATCTGTTCGTAGATTTTCTGTTCCTCTGGTGTCTTCGGTTTCGCCATTGTCAGTTACCTCCGTCTGTTCTTCTGTACCAACCATCGTAGCATTCTGGTTGTCAGTTGTCAAGTTCTGATTTTCAACAGACTTGTTTTGTTTTTCTTCTTTAAGGTCGTTTAATTTATTTCTCAGTTGTTTCAGTTTGTCATTAAGGAGATTAATAGTTCTTTTGTCTTCGGAAGAAATTGGTTTATTCGCATCCTCTACCATCCGTTGCGAAAACTCTTCTTCCGTAAAGTTCTTAATCGCCTTTTCTGCTTCTGAAACTTGTCCCTCAACATCTTCCAGATTTGGATTCTTTTGATTTAAAGCAGAGTTCGCAGACTTAATTTTGTTTTCGGCTTCTTTCTTTAAGGCACTCTTCTTTTGTTTGTTCTCTTTTTCTTTTGCCTTTCTTTCTGCTTCAATCTGCTTCTGTTTATCTCTTTCTGCCTTTTCTGCCGCCTTTTGTTCCTGCTCCCTCTATTTCTCTATCTGTTTAATTCTTGCCGCTTCTGACTTCTTATCTTTCTTTAAATTTTCAATAACGCTTTGATTGAATTGGTCTTCCATAGATGGAGCAAGTTGTACAGGAGTAGTTGCCGGACTTGTCTGAGTTTGCTCCTGCGGTTGTTGTTGATTAATACGTTCGTAAATCTTATCTGCTTCTTCGGACAAGTTTGTTTCTTGAGCAGGACGAATACTAACTCTTCCACTTTCCATATTTTGCGGACGAGTCCTATTAACCGGAACAGAACCAACGTTTCTACTGAGGTTCTGGTTTGGATTTGGTGGAGTAGCAAATACATCCATATCTCCAGTTTCATCAAAACCTTGACTACCATCATACGGAGTTTCTTGCAGGTCTTCCGTAGTCATCCCGGTCTCAACTGTTTCGTTTACGCCCTATCCCACATCATACGGAGTCTATTGGACTTGTTCCGTAGTCTCTACATTTCTAACATTAGTGTCTCTACGTGTTGGGGACATGCGACTAAAGATATCGTTTACTTCGCCACCGTTATAGTTTTCCTTATTCAGATAACGGTCAGTATCATATAACAGACGTAATGCTCCTCGTAAGGTGTGACACGCTTTTTGCAGAATGCGTTCAATGATATTACGTGGATTATTCCCTTTAATATATCCCTGTGCGTACCAGTTAGAGAACTCCCACGCAAAACGTTCATCTATTGCGTCCTCTGTATTTGTCCCATTTAAGATATCTAATGTCTGGAGAACTGCACCTTCTTTACGAATCTTATCCCAGAGTTCTTGAGATACTTGACTGCCGCCTTGCCCTTTATTAGTTAACGCTTCAATTAAGGAAGAACGGAAATTCTGGTCGTACTGCACACCTAAGACTTGTGCAACGAACCGACCTTCTGTAGCAACTGCCCATTTGCTGAATGTATCTCTATCTTGTTGAGACAAGTTTATCCAACCAAGATGTGCAAGTTCATGTGCGGCAGTAGCAAGGTCTGCCCCTGCATACAGACGAACAACCGCTTTCGCAATTGCTCCGTTCGCATCAAGAGTAGTTGTTTTACTACCAAACCCGCCAGACTCTCTATTTGTCAAGTCTAATACGATTTCCGTATTATCGGCATTGCCGATACCAAAACGTGTCATCTGACGGGAAATCTCTGCGTACAAGTCTTTGCTCATTACGTCTTTATGGTCTTTATAGTAATCCCGCAAGTCTTGTAAAGTATGAATCGTAGCCGCCTTATTACTTTGTATCAACTTGCCATTATCGTACTGATTTCCTTGTGCGTCTTCGGTAAGACCCTTCCCTTTATCAGAGATTACGCCATCCTCTTGTGGCAATGCTTGGGTTGCTTCTTCTTGGACTTGTCCATTAGACTGGAATGCAGTATTCTTATTTGCCCACGAAGAATTAAGGAAGTTAAGAACATCCTCTTCGTTATTCTTATTTCTTGTCTTCGTTTCCTGTTTTGGGTCTGTAACGTCTGTTATCTAATAACCATCTTTGCTCCTTTTAATATTCGCAATTCTTCCAGTCTTTGTATTTTCAAATTTTGCTTCTGCGCCAATATTATTTAAGTCGTGGTCAAATTCGTCGTTTTCTTCAATCTTTCTCCAGTTACCGAAGTTGTCTGGAATACCATTCTTTTTAGTCTATTCTTGCTCTGTCTGATTAGTTCTTTTTTCCAGATAACTACCAGTTTCGTTGTTTATTACATTGTCCTTAGATACTGTCGCATCTATGGCATGTTGTTGTGTTTCCCCAGTTGTTTGTTCTTCGTCTTGAGTTAGTACATCTTGGACTTGTTCCTCAGAAAGAGTCTGTTGATTATCAGAGAGACTTCTTAAAGTTTCTCCTCCGGGATTAATGCCAAATTCGTCTATGTATTTCTGTGCATGTTCTCCCATAATATCTCTACGGGCAGTCTCTTCACCAGTTATTTCGTTTATAAAGTCTGCCTACGTAACCGCACTCTGTTCTTGACGATTACCGCCAATACCATACAAGTTTGTATAGTATTCGTGGTGCATACGGGCAACTTCTTCTAAAGTCAAGTTTTCCGTTTCTTCGTCTGTAAGGTCGTAGATGTCCCCCATGCGTTGCTTAATGTTGTTGTATCTCTCTTTATTTCCTTCGTCTTCAAGAATCTTATTGTCTTCAATCCACTTCGCTTGTTGTGCGCCCGCTTTGATACTATCAGAATGAGCAGTACCGTTTTCAGTGAACTGGTTGTGAGACAGTAGACCACCAACACCACCAAATACCGCACCCATCTTTGCCGCCTTGAGTGCAGTCTCTTTACCTTGTTCGGTAGTGTAGTAATCTAACAGACCTCCTTCTCCAGTAACAGAGAAGTCTCTGATACCTTCATGGTTGGGGTCGTATTGTCTACGTTGGGTATCTATTGCACGTTCTGTTGCGTAGTCCTGCCAAGGTTCTTGAATACCTTCTTCTGCGGCGTTCTCTGCCATACTAAGACCTACGCCTACGGCTTGACCAATAAAAGGATTTTTAGTCTTTGCCGCTACGTAAGTACCTGCTCTTGCAGGTAAATCGAAACGGGAAACCTTACCTGCGGCATTCGCAACTGTACCCGCCATCTTTTTGCCAAGTACACGATTAAGGATGTTCCCTGCCGTACCAGTAAGTTTACCGCCCATATACATGCTACTGATAATATCCATTGCCTCAGTAGGCAGGTTATTTCTGAATGCGTCTTGATACGCCTGTTCTGCCTGTTCAGAAGTGCCTCCTTCTTGAAGGACACGTTCCCACGCATCAATAGCGTTCATATCTGCATCTTGTATCGCCTAATGGATTGCACCTATGCGGTTGCCCCATGTTGCGCCAGTAGACGCACCTGCGGCAGTACCGATACCGGGAAGGACGCTACCGCCTACTGCGCCAACGCCCGCACCGATTAATGTATCTTTTGCCTGTGTCCCAATTCCTTGTAAAGTACCGCCTACTTCTGTAAAATCTTTAAGCGCACTATCGTTTTGATTAAGAATCTTTTGATTCTCATCAAACATGTTTTTATATTCGTTGCGTTCGTTTTGGAGGCGATAGAATTCTTGTTCTAACTCTTTCCCTTCTTCTTCTGTTGCGAAGTCTCCGTTACGGAGTCTATCATAAAGGTCTTTAATATCTCTGCCCATACCTAACTCTCTGGTATTAGCGTATGCCGCCTTGCCAAACGCACCAAGATTATCAAAAACCTGTGAAAAATAACCCTGTTTAGGTTGTTCTTCTACTTGTTCCTAAGAGAACTGAGAGAACCAAGGGTCAACTCTTTCTTCTTTCATACCTTAGGTTTTCACCCCCGTATCAAATTACCGCAAACTATTAAATCTATCTCTTTCTTCGTCTTTTTGTTTGTTTCTTCTTTCTTGTATATCCTTTTCTAAGCCACTCTTAATATTAGAGGTTACGCTATCCCAAACATCTCCTACATCACTTGTTCCAATAGCACCTCCTTCTTTTGCTTTCTTTGCAACGTTTCCGATACCACCAAACATATTTGAGAAACTCCAAGAACTATTACTCTTTCCGTTAGGTTTCCCTACTTCTGGTTTTATTATGTTATTATTTCCTTCTTGTCCCCCACTTTTGTTTTCTGGACTTGTTTGTTGATTACCAGAAAAAGAACTTACCAAATAGTTAGCCGCACCGTTCATATATCCATCAAACTTGTTTGGTGGAACTCCCTGTGCGTAAGCAGAGGCGGCGGCAATTGCTCTTGCTAATTTCTACGGATTCATACTATATCCTTTACTTCCATCCGCATTCTTATCGTAATACATTTGTTTTAATGCCTGTTCTACATTTCCATTAAAATCGTTAATATATTTCTAAAATTCTGGGGCAAACGCTTGTCCTACTTTATGTGTCTGTTCTACCGACGGAATATCTGCGGAAGAATAAGCATTAACTGCATCAGAGTAATCTTGAGGAGATATCGTTTTAACTTTGGGTAATTTTACATCTACCGTATTTCTGGTTGGGTTTTCGTATGCTCTGTATTCTCTTGCTCTTGCTATTCTTTCTTTATATGCTTGTTCTGTATCAAACTTTTCTCTTGGAGACACGTAATTCGGGTCTCTTACGTATTTAGAATTTTGTCTACGTCCGTTAAAGATATTAGACGCATATTCTCCTCTACGTGCTTTCATCTCTGGTGTATCGGCAGACCTTTCAAATTCGTCATGGAACAGAATTGCCGCTTCATGCGGAGAAAGTTTTGCCATCCTCTACAACAAGTCTGGATTACTTTGTTGTATTTCATCAAGCAAGAAATCAAGTTGTGTACCAACATCATTCCACTCTTTACCACGTTGTTTTGCAAAGTTCCTAAGGTTGTTTCCACGACTATCGTACCATTGGGCAAGTCCGATAGACTGTCCACCATCTCCGACTGCGCTACTATTGAAACCAGATTCCGCTTGCAGATTACCCATAATACCTGCAATAACATTGGCGGGAATGCCCTTACTTGCAAGGTGAGAATAGATTGCACGTGCGTTTTCGTCGTCGCCACCGTATTCACTATCGCCGTCGGAATAGTTCGGATTACGTATCATGCCCTGCCTTGCGTAATATTCGTCTTCTTTTCTTTCCAAATCTTCTTTAAGACCGGGTTTCTTTAATTCGTATTCCATTAATGCGTATGCTTTTAATTTATCTTCGTCTGTTGCGTCTGGATTACGCAACGTAGCGAATGCGGTACGAAGATTATCTTCTCTCCTCTGCTTCTCCATCGGCTCCATAAACGCTTGATAACGCATCATACTAATAATGGGATTTGTTACTCCCTACTCTCTGTCTGCCGCCATCCATTCTTGAATATCACGGAGGTTAGACATATCTTGTCTCTATTGTTGCGGTTGTTCATTCTGACCATAGAGACTGGCACTTGTTATTGTCCCGCCACCAGTAAGTGCCTAATCAACCGAAGAGGCGACGGGAGACTAAGGGTTTGAACCGAATACTCCTGTGTTAGAATCAGACCCAAAAATAGATTTAAAGCCGTTATTAGGAGTCTGAGGAGTCTGTGGAATGTTAAAACCACCTTGTGTTTGAGAATCAATTCTTTGATTATAATTCTATCCGATTGTCTAATCGGTAATGTTTAATTCGGGCTACCCGATTTTTGTAGAACTATTCCCCGGCATAGTCCAATTCGGACTGCCTTGAAACAAGACATTAGGATTAGACTATTGGTTAGATATACCGAATATGCCATTTTCGTTTGCACCTATTACTGTAGTAGGTTGCTGTTGCGGAATACCATATACCCCATTTTCGTCTGCTCCAATAGCACCTGTTACCGCACCACCATTGACAGAACCGTTAGAACCCGGCATACCATTTGTTGCCTGTTTTCTTGAGTCGTCTCTACGTTGATTGTTTCTACGATTAATCTTTGCGTTCTATATATTTTGGGCGATTGCGGAGCCAACATTATATCCTGCACCAAAATCACCGCCACCCCTTACTTGTTGATATTGATAAGGGGTTTCGTCTTGATTAAAGATTGCCCACAAATCCTATAAACTTGCCAATTACATTACCTCCATTATAGCCAACCCATTCCAGTAGCAAGACCCACGGTATTTCCTAATACATTACCCCAAGAACCCTCACTCTTACCTTGTGTACCTTCGGTAGTCTTTGTGCCTTTCTGTGTACCTTCGGAAGTTCTTGTCGGGTCACTACCCATAAGAACGGCGTTACCATAAGTCTTGAGTGCGTCATTCTGACCATTAAAGATATTATTGTACAAACCATTTTGGGTCTGATACGCATTTAACAATGTCGCTAAATCTTGTTGATTCAGTCTTGCATAATCAATACCAATATTAGACAACGTGTTGTAGAAATTACCTAATTGATTATTCGCCGCAAGATTGTTTTGTATGTTTTGATTGTATTGTTGTTGCCAACGATTTGCTCTATCTGCCGCTAATTGACTATTTAACATCATTGACTGTTTTGCCGCCGCAGTCTAATGACCAGAACCATTCGCCATATTAGAACCTATCATGTTTTGCATCAACTAATTATTATATTGCCCCCAACCAAGTCGTGCGTTATTATCAATAGCGTCATTTGCTTTAACCCAATCTGCATTATCATTTGGATTCCAAGACATCGTATTCATTTTATTTAAATTGGACTGGTCAATTCCCATTGCCCCATTCCAACCCTGTTTAAAGTAGGAAGTATCTCCTACATTACCATTTTTTTGTATAGCAGAAAGTCTATTATTTAATCCGTTAATAGAATTAAACATTTGCGGAGTGTAACTCTTCACGTCTGTATAATTCTATTTTGCGGCATTAAAAAAGTCGTTATAGTTCTTTTTACTCTATTCAGAGGTAAATGGATTCTATGTAGATTTCTCTGTAGTCTTCACGTCTATATTAGATGTTGAACTTGAAGATGTCCCGGAAGAGCCACCACCAAGAACTCCTTTTACTACTTTTCCCACTGGGTAAATCCCTCCCTTTCACACAAAACCCCAACGGGTTTAAATTTATATTTACGGCATATCGACTAATGCCGTTGAGTAATACAATATAATCTCTTGCAATTATTCTATATAGAAACATCCTATATCCATTTCCATATTTTTTTACCGTCGCCGTCCGTATACATTATCATCATGGTATTTCCGATTGAAGATGTTTCTATAAAATAAACCAATAGAGAATCATCGTCCATTATTTTATTGTTTTCAAGAATCGCCTATAATGTTTCATCTCTGTTATCCGTAACGTATTTAGATAAGTTGTCAACATGTTCTAATAATGTAATCATTATTACCCTCAAGTTCTTTATACTTAAGTCTTTTCATCGGGTCTTCTCTTAGACCCAAACCATTTGTCTATAAATAACAATAATCACAATCTATTTCACGAACTATTCCTTTGTCGATAGTTCCAACTACAAACTTGTCCCTTAAAGCATCTCCAAACTATTTCTTTCTCTTCTTCCTCTTACAAAACGGGCAACAATAGATATTGGTATTAGGAGTAATCGTAAGACAACCACACGGATATTCAAGATAGCATTCGTATTTTAAGTCATTACGTGTAATGTAATCCTCTACATTCTTAACTAAATTTAGTCTCTACAAACCACCGAACGGATGTGGTCTTCGGTAGACAAGTTTTATATTATCATCGTTCTTTGTTAATTCTGCCATACACGCTATAGACGTTTCTATTCGTTCTTGTTTAAGGTCATACCCTCCCCATTTTTCAATCTATGGGGAATACACGATAACAAATTCTACATCCCTATAATCTTGCTAAACAAGTCTAATAAAAGAAAGTATTTCGAATGCACTAATAAACTAAGTATCCGTGATGCCATCCCAAGGGAAATAAAACTTTTTTACTCCTATTAATAACAGATTAAAGATGAAATTCGTGCATAACGTTGGGTCTTTAATCTCTACAGAAAACTCTCTGCCACGTGTTACGTAATATCTTGCGACCTTCTCTGCCCAGTTCTGGTGTTCCCATTCCCTGTCTATTTCTGTCATACATATCTCACCATAGGGGAATAGATTCCATATCTTCCTCCAATTTTTCATGGAGAGTTTTCTATCTGCCCAAGGAACAATCTTAATCATTAATGACTATCCTCTAATTGTTGAATCCTTTTTTCTAATTCGTTTATCTATTTTATTTGCCGTAGTAACTATTCTTTTAATTTTATTATAAAGCGACTTTCTTGCGTTTTAATATCTTTAGGTAATACAACTGTTTCACTTAACATTATTCGTCACCCCTCAACTGATAGAACAAGGTATATCCAAGAATCTTAAACGGTTCGCCATTATAGTCAGTACCAAACCTTATCTAAAAGTATCTTGCAGACAAGTCTACATCTACAAAGGGAGCAATATGATGAGAATACCACGGATTAGGTTTATTAAGATTCATTTTCAATTTTTCCGTCCATTGTATCTGACTGGTCTCTGCGTTCCATCCTGTCCCGACTTGGCAATATAAGTCATAGTCACCAGATGTTTCGATATGGAATTGTATCCGTAGTAATCTTTTGATTCTGTTTGGAGCATCCATGTGATGTGTTTTAGTAATAACATACCCTTCGTAGTCCCGTCTTGAATCATTATAACCATCAAGGAAATACACATTACCATTTTCATCGCCAATAGCGGTAACGATTTTATCCTTCAAATATAACGATGAATCAATAATAGATGTATTCATTTCGTCATATGGGACGTTTACTTTATCAATAATTTTATCTTCCTTGATACTATACTACCCAATCGCAGTCATATACATTTCTCTTGTAGACCACGTTCTCATGGATACGTTATATATCATTGCTTTATCGCAATTGTCATTCTCATTGACCGTACTATAGAAGGAAAACGTGGCATCTCCGGTTTCCTCGTTATAATATCCAAATATTCTATTTGTACTATCTGGTTTAATGTTCTGATATACCCAGTCTTTTACTGGGTCGCCTATTGCCGTACAGGTGTTTCCATCAAAAACATATATATTATCTTGTCCAACAAAAATGTGCATATGTGGTAATTCTACGATTGCTTCTGGAGAGATAAGTCCTGCTTTTGTTGTCACAACCTCTTTAGAAAAAACAGTATCTTCTCCACCAGTATAAGTGAATGCGATAATGCTTCTCTCTTTATATACATAAAGGACATCTCCCAATCTTTTAATTGCAATGATTCTTCCGTCTGTGTCATCTACGTCTACGTATCCTGCCATACCAGAACCGTCTTCATTGTTATGCCATAATCTTGGGTTCTACCACTGAGACCAACGTACACGATAAGGATATAATTGACCACCCTCTTCGGTATTCGCAACAAACAAAAATCCCTTGTATGTTTCTATGCACTACGCACGAAGTTTTGAGTGTTCTTTGTCTTGCCCTTCTAATTCAAGAGAACCAACGCCAACCCAATGTGCAGTATTATCTGTAATTGAAGTGCTTAAATCCTTTGCCCATGTTGGTTCAGAACTACCAGACCGCCCTGCCCTTGTACACTTATAAATATATCCAGAGTAGTTTAAGTCTTTTGGTTTCACTATATCCCCAACTACATAGTCGGTACTTTCCTTCCATGTATCGGGTACGAATGTACCTTCAAGAACATGTGCATCATCTTCATCGGACTTCCAGTAATATATGTCCGTCCCTAACGAGCCGAAGATATATTCATCGAAAGCAGTTACCGAAGAGATATGTCCGACTTCTGGAACTTCGTAAGAATTATCTTTTATGATATTCTCATGCGTTTGTTCTTGTTCGTTTATCTCGTATAATCCATGACGTGTATGAATCATATTAAGGTTTCTTCCGTCATTCTTCTTGTACAAGTTTATTTTAATAACTTTCTCTGGAACTTCTGTAAACTTCACAAACGCCTTGACTTTTTCTAAGTATCCATCTCCAAATCTTACATTAACTGTTTCTTGAAAAGACCCGTCTGGTATAAGAGAAGACGGAGCAGATTTAATTAAACCCCTACTTGCAGGAACAAAATTCTGTTGATAAATTTTCCTCACCTCCTACCCGTAATAGGATTAAATTTATCATGCAGTCCTATGCCAACAGATTGCGGTACGATAAGGTTGCATATTATCATGTGCCTATCCACCACCTTGTGCATGATAACTTGCACCAGTGGCATCTTCGGACGTTCTCCCCGTCCAAGAGCGAGAGGCGTCAAACTACATAATAAAACCATCATCGGCACCTTTAGCACCACAATCGTACCAAGAACCCTTATAAAAAGCACCCCTAATACCGGGGTATTCTGTACGGTCATCTGCACCAAATGAACCAGTAATATTCATCGAACCCCTATCGTGAGAGTGTCTATGTGTATGCGGATGGGAGTGAGACGGAATCTAACTCAATGATAATGTGACAGTCTCTGAACCACCAGTAGACCCTACGGCATGAGAGCCATTATTGGAAATTAAACAACGCCCATCTTGGATACGTTCCCAAGTTCCACCCCATTCTGTATTAGGATTAAAAGAAGCATCGCTTGTCCAATAATATTCACCTACTGGGTGTGCCAATAAAGCAATAGATTTACCATTTAAAGACTAAAGAACCTAACCGTTAGAGCCAAGAACCTCTAAAGAACCAGTCTATGTATTATACCCAAGTAAATAATTACTATTCTGGTTAGAACTTGGTCTCGTGCTATCAGTCCAACCTTTAACTCCTACTGTATTTATATCTGGATAACCAGAAATTTCAATCATACACTACCTTAACCAAGTACGTGTTTCACGTTCAAAGTCATCTATCGTAGACACCATCTATGTACCAACGGGTCTGTCTGTAATTATTTCTGGAAATGCCAAACTCATTCACCTCCTTCGTATTTCTTTATATTCATAAACTTGTTTGCTCCACGTAATCCTAACCCACCTAAACCAGTAGCAGTAGAGAAAGATTCGTAGTTCCTCCACTCCATGCCTTTATAGGCAAGATATACGGAAACAACAAGGAATACGAAGAGACATATTGCTGATATAACCTTCGTACCAGAATATGTCCCATCGTCATCTTTTAGAATAGAGAATAATATCTCCTTAATTACTTTCCTCATTTTTATCATCCTCTGGCTTCGTATGTGGCAACGCCATCATCTCTTTCCAAAGTCCGTCTATTACTCCGTTTTCCCCAAGTGCTTCATAGTTCTTATAATTCGCTTCAATACTCTGTAATGCGTATAATGGAATCCATCCTTTTTCTTTGTAAACATAATAAGACTTGGTTATTTCGCCACGGAGAAGACTCTACAATCCTAACTTGATTGCGTCTTGTTCTTCCTGCGACCTGCGGAACTTCTGCCAAAGGGTCGCTATTAATATGCCAATGATTACATTCACGGCATGTATCATAACAGATTCCATTGCCACCACCGTGTATTAAACATTTGGTAAGTCGCCAATACTTAACTTCTTTTCTGGTAAGTACGTTACTTCACCAGTATAATCTTTTGGAATAGATAATTCCCATCGCATAGACTTGTCTGAATATTTTTTAGAGCAATGGTTCTGTATATCTTTTATAGAGAAATATCCGTACACCTATTCTATTTCCCCACTTTCATTTCTTATTACATATACCATTAAAAGTCCTCCCATACAATAGCGTTAACTTCTTTTAGTGTCGTAAACCAGAGCCCATAATCTGTAAAAATATGCGGATTCGTTTTTTATCGCCTCAACTTAAATGGACTCACATATAACGCCAACATACAACGCCTTGTTTCCATTGACCTAACGTCCTACATTTTCCAACCTAAAAATATTCGCCATTTAAAATATTTACACCACTGATTCTCATACCGTATCATAAACGCATCATCGGTATAATAAATTTGACAACGATACAGACTTGTCTTGATGTCCTTGCGTTTAATAATATCCGCACCATTTATCTCTTTGCCAGTGACCTCATAAGAGAATCCGTACCCAGTGTTCCGATACAACCACGCAAGGCGACAGAAGTATCGTTTTGCCATTTCGGGTAATGTAAAATTAGGATTCAATATAATTACGTGACCGGGAATGTTTTTCTTATGGTCTTCGTAAATATATTTATAATGTTTCCCATAATCATACTAAAATATTTTTGGAATTTTGTTCTCCGTTATCATCCATTCTACATCTAATGTATTATCCCATGTTTGCCAATATCGTAGACAGTACGGAAGATTCCCGTACTCGTCTGCGAACAAAACAACAATTGGATTCGTTAGATAACAGATGATGGTGAAGAAAACTTCTAATACACAATAAAATATATATTTAATCATAGACTATAATCACCAAGGGACACTTAAAGCGTTTTCGCCATAATTAGTCCGTCCACTGGATAGCGTTTACTTCCTCTATGGTTTTTGCTTCTTTTACGGATTCCTTTAATTCATTATACTTCACGTGTAACGCATTACTCCGCACCGCCGCCGCACCATTGATAGCCGCGAAATCAGCAATGCCCATAGATACACGTTGATTATCTGCGGTCGTCCATACTATCTCGCCACCACCTGCATCGGTCAACGCCTGCCTTGCGATAGACAATCTGTCTCTGCTTTTATCATCGTAATCAAAAATGCCTTTGTCTGTCCGTATCGGTTCGACTTCCTTGGCATCACGAATAGATTTAAATTCGCTGATTTTCTGTGCCTTTACCTCGTCTAACGACGGAGGTGGAATCTCTACGACTTCGTAGTATTCGCCTTTGTCCTCTATCGTGGCGTTATTGTTATTGCACCATTCAGCGGCAGCAGAATATTTGTTTAAATCTAAATTTTCTTTATAAAACTTTGTTCCTATCATTTTTCTGCCCCCTTATTTCCAATAACCGACGGCTATGAAATACCAATTATGCGGATTTGAACCTGCATTTGTAATACTGACTTCAAACTTTGTATCGGTATCGTTTTGTATACTTGCTTGTTCGTTATTTGCCGTCCATCTGCCACCCATAGCAATATATATATCCAAATAGTTTTTAAATGCGACAGGATATGTATATGTTTTAACATATGACGATGCTCCGCTCACTTCTATTCTGCCGAAAACAATCTGTATACCGCTTTCATAACGGATATAGTTTGAACCACTTGAATTTACTCGTTCAATTTCTTTATCGCCCCATGTTAATCGACCATCAGGAAGGCCCTTTAAGTCAGTAAAATTGCTTCCATCCCTTGCGTATATAGAAAAACTTCCTGCGGTACTGCTGGTGTCATCTGTGGAACGCAAACCAATTCCCGCACCATCTCTATTTGCAAAATTCCACCCAATATCCATATTGGCATTGTTATTGGTTAAATCAAATCCAAAACTTCTGTTATTTGCACCATTGAAATGAATTGCTCCACTCATCGTACCGCCAGCAAGGGGTAAAAACGTATTAGGCAATGCGGCGATTCTGTCATCAATATACTGCTGTTCGTCTATTGTACCAGTATCTACAATAGTGCCGTAGGCTTTTACTAACCACAAGCCTACAATAGATTCGGGTTGTACTGTTGAAGAGTTGCCATAGATGGAATCGGAGTTGGAAGCATCAAACTTGATTCTGCCATACCTCATACCACCACTTTGATAATTCATACTATAATTCGTCGGGTCGGTCTCTTCCCATCCCAATGCACCATCTGTAGCCACACTATAAGTTGTAGCACCGAGCAAATTTCCTGTCACATTCGGCAACCCAGCCGCCAAATACGAACCTACTAACTGCGCACTTCCGTCTGTACCTTTTACCCAACAACGCAAACTCGGAACACGGAAAGTTGTAGAGCCATCACCGCTTGAATAATACGGAACATTCCCGTTATTTGCAGTAGACAACGCTTGCCACTCTGCTTCAGTTTTCAAATACCCCGTCTGCTGTTGTACCCATTCCCACAAATCGCTATAGGTTGAGCGGTTATATTCGCCACCCAGTAACGGAAGTGAACCTTGTGGTACGTTGGGGTTGATAGAAAAATATTCATAACCTACAGGCAAACCATAATAATCTTTTCGTGCTTCTATCTCGTCAAGTATATCCTATGCCGCAGTAGCAGATGTATCCGCACTGGTTGCACTCGCAGTTGCACTTGCCGCCATTGTAGTGGCGGTAGTAGCACTTGCACTTGCGTTAGTAGCAAAAGTAGAAGCGCTCGTTGCACTCTGTGAAGCATTACTCGCACTGGCACTTGCTTCGCTTGCTTTAGTAGTAGCAGTGGTTGCACTATTAGAAGCACTGGTAGCAGAAGCACTTGCTTCACTCGCTTTGGTTGTTGCAATAGAAGCACTATTAGATGCTTGACTTGCCTTTGTAGTTGCAGTGCTTGCAGAAGTAGCCGCATCTGTAGCACTTTGGGATGCACTTGTAGCAGAATCAACGCAGGATAATGCGTAATGTTTAGCACTGTAATCCGTACTGTCTACCTTACCGTCCGTCTTTGTCGCCCACTGTTGTGCTAACGTAGCACTGTTGGATGCGTTGGTAGCAGAGGTCTGTGTATCATTCTTTGCAGTCGTTGCGATACTCGCAGAGGAACTTGCACTACTTGCGGATGCACTCGCTTGTTGTGCGTAATATTTAGACGAATAATCCTAATTACCTACAAGACCGTCCGTTTTTACTGCCCAATCCATAGAAAGGTTAGCACTATCTCTTGCGCTTGTTGCACTCTACTAAGATTCACTTACTGCTGACTCTGCCTGTACAAGTGCCGTCTGTGCCGCTTCGTTTGCCTCTTGTGCTTCTTGTGTAAGCGTTATTGCTTCTTCTTCAATCTCTGCCAGTTTGTTTTCTACCATTGTGACTTGGTTGTCAATATCGGCAGATATGCCTTGTACTTCTTCCAGTATTTCGTTTGCCTACTGCGTTGCCGCTTCTGCCCAATTCACCACCTTACCATCGTGCTATCTATACACAATATCGTGGTTATCTGTCTCCGCTAATTCATGTTTGCGGAGTAAATTTAAATCCCAAGTAGAGGAATCGTTCACATCTTCTTCCGCAATACTTGCAGAAGGGATGTTATGCCGTATGGTATATCTTATAGACAAATCTCCTCAACCCCCTTAATCATTATATTTATCAGTCGGAGTACCGCCTGTTAATTCATCTATCGGATAAACAAATCCAACATTCTTACGCCAACCATGTCCAATATGCAGATTACCGAATGGGTCACGTGCGAACAACGGTCTATCATCCGTCTATTGTCTCTTGATTTCCCTCAAATACTCTTCCAGTAACATCTGTCCCTTTGTTCTCCAAAGGTTTGCCTTTTCCGCTTCCATGAGGAAATCAAAGTATTCCGCACACGCCATATAGATGATAATATCTGCAATCTCTTTAGATAGTCCGTCTTCAGAGTTTTCACTATTAGACAAGTCTTCTGGATACCATTCCCCAAAGATATTGATAACGCCAATAGGAGGAGCAGGGATAATCTTTAACCCACCCTGCATCACAATGTAATACATAGGTTCACCGATTACATCTACGTTATCATATATCTCAAACGCTTCTTGAATAGTGTTCAAGGGAAACAATTTCTTTTTCCTTTCGGTCTCCACTCCATTAAACTTGTTTGGTTCTGCGTTAAAATCTATCTTTACGTTATCCTCTGGGTCTGGATTCCATTCCACATAACGTGCCTGTTTCAGTCCCTTAGTACGGACAAATCCGTCCTCTGGTTCTAAACCGATTTCCCATTTTTGGATTCTATATAGATACGTAGCACGTAAGATATGTCTACGTTGTTGGTTGATGAATTGTAACAGGAGGTCTTCGTTTAAGTCTTGCCGTTTAATAATAGCGGCACACATGGTAACAATTTCTTTACCGTTCATCTGTTACCTCCGTATATAAAAATAAGGGCGGGAAAGTTCCCGCCCATTAAATACTATCGTCCGTTGTTTTATATTGTGGATTTAACGCCAAGAACTACCGAAGTACCTTCCTTGCGGAATCCCCGTCATGCTATTCACAATAGAACTAATATTTCTTTAACAACGGGTCAATTGCAAATTCGAAGACTGGTATGGCGCAGACATGTTTAAAGCCTACGCCACGTTGGTCTTCTTTTCTTTTTTCATAATTCTGTTTTTCTAACTCAGTAGTGTCGAACTTGTTTGTGATGGTAACGGTGTCGCCTTCCGCTTCGACATACTGTTCTTTTAAGAATCCGTCGCTCATTTATCAACCAATGGTAATCTGTGCGTTTGCTTCTGGAGAACGGCATTCCATTGTCAGTTGACCAGTTACAACCTTACCATTTACCAGAGAATCCTTAGGACGTTCTACGGTCTTGAACGGAATCAGATAAGCCAGTTTCCAGTATTCAGACTGTAAGAAGTCGATACGGGTGTCGGGCATCAGACGATGTAACAGAGTATTAACCAGACCGAAATCGGATTCATACACATTCACAATCTGTTTAACCTTAGTAGAATCTGCACTGCGTTCACGGGATGCGTTACCAGTGAAACCAGAAACGATTCTCTTGTTCTTGCCGGACATAACTGCAATATCTGGAGTACCACCGACTTTCCATGCCGCTTGAATAGCGTCATTAAATTCGTCTTCGGTAACTTCTGTACCTGCGGCGGCAATTACATTGTTGGGCAGTTTAGTTGCGTTAACGAAATAAGGGATACCGCCCATCAAACCTGCGTTGGTAGCGTCACCCTGCCGAGCAGTAGCGTTATTAACGATAGCATATTCAACGTCCAGAGCAATGGCTTTCAGAACCTTTGCCAGTTGGTACGCCATTTCAGACTTAACACCTGCTTTCAGAACTGCTTCTTGAGAATCAGTTACCATGCAATCACGCATAAAGATTTGGATGTAGTTATCCAACTTAACGCGTGGTACACTTGGAGTGGAACTGAACTGTGCGTCTTCCACATAGGCGTTTTGTTGTGGCTCGTCGAGAGAGTCGGTCAGCCAACTATGAACCATACCAGTAACTTTAGAACGACCAAACTTGTTCATCAACGGAGTTTCGTCTGGGGAAATATTAGTGATAATGTCTAACAAATCCTCTCTATTACCTACTGTCCAACCATTAGCACCAGAGAAGGTATAGGAGGAAGAACTTGCTTTAGTACCTGCCATTTATAAATTCACCTCAAAAATTTTTAATCTACAAACCCCATCTCAAGCAACATCTTCGCTTTCTGGTCAGTAGACATTGCGCCAAATTTACGGAAGTCAATCTTCTTATGTTGCGCCTGTTTTTCTACGGGTGTGTTACCAGATGGGATTACTTTAGGAACAGGAGTATTCTTTTTCTGTTCCACCTTTTGAATCGCTTTAGAATAATACTCTTTCTGCATAGTCTTAAAGAACTCACGCAATGGTTCTGGATTCCCGTCGTTATATGCCTGTTTTAACTTATTAAACTGACTTACGGGAAGGTTCTGCATTGCGTCATTAATGTTTGACATAATCTCGTCATACTTAGGTTCTTCACTACGTAACTGTGCTTCAAGATTATCAATATTTCGTTGTCTTGCCATCATCGCATTGCGCTGATTTAACAACGCCTGTTTTGCTTCGACGACTGCGGTAATGTGGTCAAAATCTAATTCAGACAAGTCGTCTGGACTGTTTAACCCTAAAGACTGTGCCGCCAAACGCTTAGCCACTTCGTTTAGGTTTGCATCGGTTTCTTTTGGGGTTGTCTGCGGTTGGGGTTGCGGTTGAACTTGTCTCTGTGCGTAAAGTTGTTCAATCTGTTGGCGTTGATTTGCCAACTGTTGAGTTTTACGTGTGTAATCAGACTGGCGCATATAGCCACGTAACAGTTCTTCCTGTGTTACCTCTACTTCCTGTCCGTCCACTTTTACCTTGTATTTCGGCTCTTCCTGTGTTTCCTGTTGCGGCTCTTCCTCTTCCTGCTCTGGTTGTTCCTCCTCTTGTTCGGAGGAATCCTCTTCATTCAGATGGTCAAACTCATCGGTGTTCCACTGTAAATTGCCGTTTTCATCAAGTACGAATTCGGGTTCATCATTAGAACCTTCTTCTTGTGGAGTCCCTGCTTCGGGTTGTTCCACTTCTTGTTCGTCTTGTACTTGTTCCTTTAATTCTTCGTTATCCATTAGTCCTCCTTACAGAGTTTCCTGTCGGAATTGTTCTGTAGCATGAATAATACCAGTCTCTACTTTACTTAATAGTTTTTCTTCAAGACCGCAAATATATTTATATGTCGCCCTCTTTTCGGGCAACTTATCGGATGGACAAGTCAAAAGTTCATTTAAAACCTTTTCCTTTTCCTCTCCGATAAATTCCTTTAAAAAGACTAACGCTCCTTCTGCGTTATATCCTTCGTTGATTAACTCCTGTGGAGTCTTTAATCTTCTCATTAAAGTTGTCCGTCCCGTCTATTAGGGTCTGTACTGTTAGGTTGCGGAGCCATCCTCTAAATGAACTGTTGCGTACTTAACCCTGCGTTCTCTGGCGCACCGGGGTCTGGGTTCATGGGTTGCTTACCCTTTGACTACTGTTGTTCTGCCTATGCCTGTGCCGCCTGTCTATCGTAGATGCCCGCCTGTTGTGCCGCCTGTTGCATACTGCCCATCATCATCTGTTGTTGTGCCTGTTGTAATGCAGGTGGCATCGTTCCTGTATCGTTCGCATATTGCATCATCATTAACATTTGTGGAGAAACGCCCATCATTTCTGCCTGTTTAATAATGTCAGCAGGGAATACAAAGTCGGATACATTCTTGTAACCAAGTGCTTCGACAAGTCTACCAAACGCATATGCGGCATGAGACAAGTCTGCAATCCCATATTGTACCAACTGTGGATACATCCCCAGTAACAACTGCATTGCTTGCGCTTGTTGTTGTTTACTTCCTGCTACAACACCAACGTTTACTGTAATGTCAATTGTTCCTTCTAAATCATCTGGGGTAATGGGTTTCGGTTTATCTGTAATACGGATGCTTACTTCGTCCGTAATAAACATTTGATTCATCTTAATCATGTGCCGGAACAACTGCTTAACGCCTGTCTCCGCAAAGATACGGGCAATCAGTTCCAACCTCTGATTAGATGCGTTCATAATCTATGTGATACCAGTAGCAGTCTTATTAAGAGAGTTTGCATCCATGCCTTGATTATAACGTGTAATACCAGTCCGATTCTCTTTCATGGTATTCATGTACTCAAGGAACTGGAATACCTGCGGTTGCAAAGGTTCTACAGGAGACCATTGCACTGCTTCTCTTGGATTGCCAGACACACGAACCGCTTTACGACCATCAATAAACTCATTAGGGTCTATTAAGGAGTCTATGTTTACAAATGCCTGTTTATCGTTGTTAGTTGCGATATTATAAATAATCTGCTTTAACAACGCCGTATTAAGGTCTTGTAACTCACTCACTAAATCTGAGATACCACGTTTAGGGAAAAGTCTTAAGGTATCACGGATTGGACTAATCGTAAAGAACGGGTGTCGACCCATCGTGTTCTCTTCTAAACGAACGATAGTGCCATGCTGACTGCCGACCATCGTAACGATAACGTCTTCTAACATCCCATCATTATTAACGTCAGTCTTTATATAGCATTCGTACAGAAGGAACTCTTTCTTTGCGTCCTCAACCCCAGCGTCGTTAATCTTATCATACGCACGTGGGTTAAGGTCTGTTTCATATTCAGTTCTCTTAACCGCACCATCATTACCATCTGACTCAAGAACTTTATCAATGTTCTAAAAGACTCCTTCTTGTTCCCGTCTACGTAAGTAGTCAAGATTTACTATCTTTCTGTGTGCGACAAAACCAACGTCCTCTAAAGACTTTGCTTCTGGACTAAACCTAAATTCAGATGGTGGAACTACCTCTAATTTAGGTTGATTCTTAGTGATGTTTGTTATTTCTTCATACTCCAGATTTAAGATATCTGGAGCAACTTGTTCTACGGATAGAATGTTAATTTTGGGATTTGTCTACATCTGTAATAATTGTTCCCCGTTTACGACAAGTCTCTTTGTCTCTACAGTCTACTCACGTTCCCAATAACATTTGACGATTCCCAGATTATCTATCAGCGAATTCTTAATCCAGTCATAAAAAATCAGAAAACCGTCATTGTTCCGTTCTAACTGATATTTGATAAGTTCGCTATGAACTTGTGCGGCTCTTTCGTCCTGCTCAGAACTTACGCCTTGCAGTTTGCAGATATCCTCATTCCCGAAGAAAACTTTCGTCAAAGAAGGTAACGCCCATTCCACGGTATCGTGGAAATCGCTTGCGGTTACGTCGGAGATGTTGGTCAACTTGGGGAATTTTTGTTTGTAATACTACTTGTCTCCCTCATAGACCTTGTGTCTACGTATAACCTCTGGTTCGATTTCTTCTTCGTAATAATTATCTGCCCTCTGGATTTCTCTCTCTACGTTCTAACGTATCTCCTCTAACTTCTCTTCGGAGATTCCGTACTATTGGACTTGTCCAGTTTCTTCTCCCTCTTCCTCTGCCATGACCGCATCTACGTCAGCGGATGCGTCGAAGTCTGGAACTTCGGGGGCAGTCGGGTCAACTGGTTCTTGTTGCATAGACAAGTCTGCCGTTGTCATTTCCTCCGGCATAAGACCTTGCATTGGGTTATCGGAAGGAACAACGCCGGGTGGCATAGAGATGGGGTCTTCCATTTGAGGAGAGACCAGATTCGGATTTTGTCTTAATGCCAAATTTTATTCCCTCCATTACATGCTCCCTGCGTAGATATTGCTTCTAAGTCTTGCCCTTCTCTTTATAGGAGATACGGCAATCTGTTCTACGTATGCGAGGGAGTCTAATAAATCATCATGGATTCCGTTTGGGAACGCTAACATTTCCCCTTTCAATTCTTCCCACCAATCTCCTGCATCCCGTGGAACCCAGACAGAACCAGAAGAGAAACGTGGTTGTAATGCGGAAATACGTTCTTCCTTTTTACGTTGTGCCTGTAAAGCCGTAACCGTGAAGAACATGTTTCTGTGTGGCATCTCTTTCTCTAAGAAGTGGTGAATTGCCGCTTGATATGCGACTTTTTCTACGCCCACTTTCTACGGAGACCATTTGCCAACCATCCTAAAGATTTCATCTATCGTCTTGGTTGGGTCGAACCTACCAAAAGAACAATCCAATATAAACCAGTGATTGTCCTTGTTAACTCCGACCACCATTATAGAAGTAAAGTCGGCGGTAGCCTTTTGGCTAATCGCCAAGTCAACTGTCATAAAGATGTTCATCTCTTGCAGTTTTAGGTCTTTCCAATCAAACCACCTAAAGTATTCTGGCTTGAAGATTTGACTGTCTGGGGATATAGATTCGCACATGCGTTCACGATACCATATATCAATTTTCCCTAATTTTTCGTATGTGGCACGTTCCTTATCTATAAACTCCATTGTGTATTTACTTGCCCATGTGGGCGCACCGTCCTTTACAATAGGCATACGGTCTGCTTCAAAACCTAAATACTCTTTATTATTTATAACACGTTCTATCAGACACGCTTCTCCCAAGTTGTTCCCAATCATAAAGATGCGGGACTTCTTTCCTAAGAAAGCGATATCGGACAAGAACCAATTATAATCTTTCTCCAAGACTGTTTCGGAAGACATGTCTTCCAAGTCTTGAGGGTCATCTATAACTATCAGTTTCGGTCTTGTCTCCCCGTGTAACAGACCACGGACAGAAGACCCCTTGCCGTAGGCATCAATGCGAACATTGATATGCTCTCCGTAAATGTCCTTGACTACCACTTCGAACGTCTTATCATTGTTCTTTTTTACCTACACAAGATTGGCACACAATTTCGGGTCTGCCAGATAATCTGCCGCCAAGTCTTTAAGACGGGCAGATGCAAGTGTCTGGTTTGCCATGATGATGACAATAAAATCATATGCCTTAGATGGAAAAACAAGTCTATATAGAGAGTGGGAGCGGATAACTAAAACAGATTTGCCGGATTCACGGAATGCCTCCGTAGCAAAGTGTTTTGTTCCATTTAACAAAATATCAGACCATTCGTAGTGAAAAGGAGCAGGAGCGCAATCATCTGGGGAGGGCAAATAAATCTTTCTAAAATCTACAAGAGAGTTGTATGCCATCTACATGGCAAGTGCTTCTTCTTGCGCAAGTTTCTCCAGTTCGGGTGTCATTTTGTTAACCACCTTACAACTTCGGGATTTCTTCTAAGTATTTCAAACATCCCGTTTGCGGTACGGTCTACTAGTAACTCAGACGCAACATTCATTTGTTCATCCACATCTTCTTTAGAAGTTCCTACCTACATAGAACCGTTCATAAGGAAAATCGCATGAACAAGTTCGTGTAACAATGTTGCTTTCTTACACTGCATCGTAGTATCGGATGCGATATAGATTGTCTGTTGGAACTGGTGGATAGCACCATAAACATCGGATTCGTCGTTCTCAGAACCGATTAACTCTTTAATCTTTTCCTCTGGAACGAACTCCACCCTATAGTCAAATGCGCCATAAGATACCTTCCCTACAAATCCCTCGTCTCCCCATGCCTTTACTTTGCGTTTTACGGGAGACTTCTTCTTTTCTAACTTTGTGTCTAATACTTTCTCTTCCATCAAACCTCCATCTATGTCAACCTTTCGGTTATATACGGAGCAGGGTTTTTGTTAAGAAGCAACTCTGCTAAACTTCATTTAAACAAATCTGGGTGCTAAAGAACTCAGAGAAACATCTTTCTTTTTGTGACTTTTGTAAAAGGTCACATTGTCATGCCGTCTTTTAGACGACAAGACTACGAACAAGTCTCATGCAAGACTCACACCGTTGTCTTACTACGGGCGGGATGTTAAGGAGTCCCCGCCATAATGTCTCCCTATCGGACAAGTTCCGACCCGCACGATTGGACACTGCCCTACGATATATATGTACCTGCCTCTAAAAGAGGTCAAGTCATAAACAAGTTTAGCGGTTTATTTCGGGGCAAACCGCAAAAACCCATACAAACAGGAGGTATAGCAACATGAGTACCTTTCTGTTTTAAAAACAATAAACACTACGGAGAAGGGTTTAGTTCTATTAGTTATTTAAAGGGCGGATTTTAAGTGTAACTAAAAATACGCATAATCCACGTCATTTAAAACCCTTAAAACCTATATCAAAAACTTTGTTTTTGATTCTACTACGTAGAAGAGTTGTTATTATACTTTATTATTATTAATTTTAATTAATAATAATTTATAATCTTAACTCTTCTTGCGTCAGCAAGAATGATTACGAAGTAATCATATATCTTGTCTCCCCCCTGACTCCCCCCTCATCTATTTCAAAAAATGTGCAAAAAATGTGCATGGTTTTTGTGAACTGTTTGTGAACTTTACACAAATTCTTATTTTTGCCCTGTTTTTGTCAAAAAGTGTAAACATATTTTGGGGGGTGGTAAAGGAGTGTTAGGAGTCCCATTCTGGGGAAATTTGTCTAAAATTTTTGTGTGGAGGTAAGGGATGCTTTAGGAGTCCCTTTTAGGATTTGGGGATTGGATTTGTTTGGGCGTAGAAATTTGGTTGGGGTTTAGATTTGTTTGGAATAAGTTCTCTTAATATATAATATAACCATCCCTTTTTCCGACTTCACATGTCGCTTTTTCTTTCTTTTATATTTCTTTCTTTTTAAAACAAAAAACAAAATCTATTTTAAAACAAAATAAAAAACACTTAAGAAAAATAAATAATACAAAACTCTTAAGACAAAAACAAAACACTTTCATTTATATATCACTGTCTCACGTAAGGCAGGGGAGGTTATAAACTTGTCCCTTTGCGTCCGATATCAAGTATTATGTAAATTATTGTCCGTCTTCCGTCCTGTCTTCCGTCCGTCCGTCCCCATCCGAAACACTGTTTGAAATAGTAGAAAACTACCCCGAAGTGTCGGGAAGCCGCATTTCTGCTGGTTTTGCGGTTGTTTCAACAGTCATTTTCTCACTGAGTAACTGGCGTGCCCTGTCAGATATGGAAGTATTAATATTCACATTGATATTTGTGTTCCTATCTGCTACAAGCCCCGCCCTGTCTAAGATTTCCCTTGCTATCATAACTTTAATTTTCGGGTCAGTCTATTCCGAATTATACATTTCTAATAAACCTTGCTGAATATGCGGCAATGCAGATATCATGCTATCTCTGGTGCGTTCCATAGCGCAAGACAAATATTCTTTCACTTCAACCTGTGCCATATAATTTTCAAACTGCCTAATACCTATTTTCAATTCCTGCATTATAAGTGCATAATTTCCGCCGTATTTTGCATAAACATCTACAAAACGCCGCTATTTTTTATTTAACTTTATCATATTTTCACCTCTTCATATGTTTTTATCTATACAAAAAAACTGCTCAAAACGTGCATGAACACTGCATTCCTAAAATTTGTTTAGAAATTTTTTAAAAAAGTGTTGACAAATTGCAGACAAGTCTGCTATACTTTCCATAGTGAACATTGACAATTAAACAAGTCGAATTTGAAAAAATGCAAGCACTGACGGCGCAAGTCGTAAGGAAACAATGCAGGAAGTTTTCAAAACTGAGCATGAAATGGAAAAGGAATACAAGCAAGGGGCGGTAGTAAAAACTGAAAGTAGTCTCTTCCCGAAAAATGCGACGAAGTTTTGACAGCGACAGTGCTGTGGTAACTACGATACTACCCGATAGGCTTGCAGGAAGTCAGAAGAGACTGGTTTAATTAAGCACATTGAAAACATCAAATAAGTACAGTGAATCGAAAAATCTGGAAAGTTTGAACATTGGCGTGATGTTGCGCCCTCTGTAATATGCCCTAATGATAGGAAGTTAAAACAGCATGACTTATAGGAAGTTAAAAACTATAATGACTGTTTTAACGGAATTATGGGGAATAGTCAATAAACTTTCCTTTTATAAAAACACTTTTCGACAGGTAAAAGCAGTCTATACTGCTTTTATCCTGCCTCATGCGTTCTGATTACGTGAGAGTGTGTGAGGCAGGATATACCTGCAAAAATATTTTTATGTTGCCTAAGAGGCAGAAAAGGAGAAATTAAAATGACTACTAACAAAAAAGCAAACGAAAACAATGAAATGAACGTGCAGGAATTAAAAGCAATGACAATTACTGTCAATGAAAAAACAGTGTCTCTTGTATCTTTCATTCCGAACGACGACCGCCAGTATATCGACAAGGACGGCAGTGCTTATTATGTGGCGAAACTTTCCGTAAATTTTGCTAAGGATGTTAAAAACGTAACGACAGGAACGAAAGAGGAAAAAGCCGCAAAGAACGCCGAAATTCTGAAAAATGCTACAGGTTTTAAGGCGGCTTGTCGTGATTTGACTGCTTTAGCAGGAAAAGACGGAAAAGGTTTTCTCAGTCTTAAAGCCGCCCTCCCCTGCCCTAAAGAAGTAAACGTAAATGAGGCAGTCAGCGGCTTGTGGCTTTTCTCTTCTAAAAAATTACGTGAAGACTGGTTAAAAAAGATTCAAACTGGCATTCTTAACGGCTCCTATAGACTGGAAGAGGAAAAGAAAACTGCCACTAAGGAATTGAAAAAAGTAAAAGAAATTGCCCTTGTATTAGATGTTTCCTATGAGGAGGCCTACAAAATTTGTGTTGCAAAAGGTATCGTAAAAGCAAAATAAAAGGAAGTAATTGACTATAAAAGCATGTGGGAGAAATTCCACATGCTTTTTTTATTGTCTTAATTGTTTGATATTTCGAAACAGTTTAGGCAATAAGAAAAGCATTTTTATATGCTTTTATGGTGTTTTTATAAGGGAATGACTATATAAAGGGCTACGTGTATAAATATGCGCTTGCCTATATGCTCACACGCAACCAGTCTGCCATTTTTTAGGGGCAAGGCAGGGCATTCCCTCCCCTTTAAAGGGCAGGGTATAGGGCGCAGGGTATAAGGGCAAGGGTATTTGTGCAGGGTCTAAGGGTATAGTCTTTCCGTATTTTTTAAAGGGAGGGCATGAAAATGACTACTATTAATGCAAACTACCACGTAGAAAATTCTGTAAGGGAATACATTGTCGAATACTTACACGTGACCGCAAAAACCCACTGCTTTAAGGGTATGAGGGTATTGGCAGGGTCTAAGATGGAGGCATTCGAAAAATGCCCTAAAATGACAAAAACTGGCAGGGTAAAACTTGTTGGTGATGTTTTGTCTAACCTTAAAGAGGTTACTAATTTTGGAGGGTCTCTTAAGAGTGATAGGGGTTGCGTCCTGTTTTAAGGGAGGGTATTTCATGGAATTTAATGCAGGGTTTAATAACTACGTAAGGGAGCAGGAAAACAAGTTTTATAGGGAGGCAGACCTCCACCAACGTATACACAATATGCTGGGTTCTCTTAATGAGAGGGAGTTGAAACTTGTCTTAGAGTATACCGCAATGGTGTATAAGCAGTCAGAATACGTAAGTTGTTTAAAGCAAGCGGGACTTGCCTAAGGGTTGTTTCACTCTGCCGCCTTTAATGGAGGCAGGGTGTAAAGAATCCTTAAGGGTTCTAAAAAGTGTTTTGATTTTAAAGGAGGAAGAAAAATGACTAATTTTAAGAAGAACGTAACCAATGGCGACGTAAGGGATAACCTTGTTAACTGGATTAAAGAGGGCATCGGTTTTAGCACTCCTATAAGGGATACTGGAATGATGACTACAAGAGGATACTACGGAGGTTTAAGGACTTCTTCTGTTAGTGGTTCTCTTTATAAGAAGGACAACGGACGTTCTGTTTACGTAGTGTATTCTTACGAAACTCCTATTATGAGGGTGCATTTTCTTGATGTCCTTGATAATGGCGTTAGCGTCCCGGTAAGTGCAGAAATTGATAATCGTAAATACTCTGCAACGACTGCTAATATGCAGGGTTGGTGCATTTCTGCATTAAGGGACTTGTTTGGTCTTCCCTATATGCCGCCCGTTGTTGGTAAACGTGGAGGTCTCTACTCACGGCATAACTTTATGATGGTTACTGGTAATTACTTAAAGGGTTACGAATGGGGCGTTTTAGATTCTGTTACTGGTGAAATCGTTAAGATTAATCAAAAGGGAGACCCCTTTAACGGAGACACGGAGGGTTACTTCTAAAAACAAGTTTGGGTTGTCTTTAGCGACACGGCATGAACGTGTCGCTTATAGAACGTCCAAACGTTCTATAAAAGGAGGAAATGACTATGAAAAAACATCTAATCTGGAGTAACTGGGACTTAGACCTTAAGGACTGGGAGGATTACTTTGAGGAGAACGACTTGTCTGATTTAGATGAGTATGAAAAGTATCGTTGTATAGAGGAAATGAACAACGAATACTTGGATGACGAACGTTATGCCTTTAAGGAAATCGAAAAGACCCTTCCATTTATGACTAACGATTACTACGTAGGGTATAAAATCCTTGCTATTGCTTCTTTAGGGTTGTGGGATGGGCGCAGGACTGCTTATAGGTTCTTCGATTCTTTAGAAGATATCTTAAGCAGTGAGTGTGATTATTGCGAATGGTATTGTGATTCGCAGTTACGCTTTAAAGGGGCGCATCACGATGGTTATAACTACTACACTTACGTTCTCTTTAAAGGGGATTCTGATGAATGCTATAACACGGAGGGTGCGCAGAAATTCTTAGACGACCTGTACTACGGAAATCCTATTAGTAAGTCACGTTGGTATCGTTACACAAGGTCTCTTGTTCCATACATTAAGGAGTATTACGGATGGTAAGGAGGTAAGGTTATGGGAAAACCTATTAGGAAAAGCCAAAACTGGTTCGATTTTATTAACAAGTTGTCTAACGAACCGCATTTTCTGTTTGATACGGAAAAGATGAACGACTTTGTCTATTTAGAGGCAGATGAGTTTTTAGAATCCTACTCCTATCTTACGGAAGAGGAGTACAACAATACGTTGGACTTGTTCATGTATCTTAGGGATTTGGTTCATGCTTACGACGATAAGGAAAAGAACGATAATCCTTATACGATGGATGCAGAAGACTTTCTTTAAGGGGGTGAAGATATGATTAAAAGAAGAGGATTTCTTTACCTTAACACTCATCCAGACATTGAAGAGCAAGTGCTCCGACAAACTAAATGGAAAGAACCGTTCTATTATGGGAAAAGACTTAAGGCGACTATAGAATACGACGGGGCGTTGTTCTTAGTGAAAACGTATTCTTACAAAAAAGTCGTATCCGACACAAAGAAATTCCTTAAGTACAGAAATGCCTTAGATTTCGCAAGGGACTATTTGTTAAATTGCAAGTATTAATGTGTTGAAAGTTTGCCATGCCATTAAAGGCATGGCATCCTTTGAGTACATCGGTACTCTAAACAAAAGTGTTTTGCATAAAGGAGGAAATGACTATGACAAGTACAAACTTAAGTTTCACTACCAGTCTTAAAGAAGCGGAGAAATTCAAAAGAGTCTTTAGGTTGTTTCATATTCCGTATTACAGTACGGAATATTACGACGAAATTCTGTTCTTCTTTGAAAACAACGAACATTTAAGGGAAAAGGTTGATGCCCTTATAGACTTGTCTTTCGGAGAGGAGGATTAAACATGTACGAAAATATGCTTGCATCTTTAAATGGCAATGACGTATTAGACGTACAGACTTTTCTTGAATTCTTAGAAAAACAGGAAATCATCTACATAAAGGACGGCTCTTACTCCTCTATCGCTAATGCGTTGGAAAAATGGGCAGACCTTATAGATGAGTATGAAAGCGAGGACTTATGATGTATGTTAGCAACAGCGATATTATTTTTTATTGTGCTGTGGGTTTCTTATGCGGACTGGCAGTAAGTGCAATTATCATTACGGGGGTGTTTTAGGATGACAAGAGAATTAGAGTTACAAGATGTTCTTGACTACGTTCTTGAGGACGACGATTCCCCTTATGGTGGGGTTGCATTTTTAGGTGAAACAGTAGGCGATTTTATTGGAGATGATAGCGATATTACTACAATAAAAGAGTTGAATGAAGCGTTAGTCGAATGCGGTATCAAACCAATTACGGAGGTATTTTAAATGGACAAGTCTTATGAAAAACACATTGAAGACCTCATTAAGATGCGAAGTGAAATTCGTAAAGCAGTGAATGCTTACAAAAACCATAACTATGGTGAGGAAGTCTACTTCATGGTTAGGGCAGAAGCATTCGCTAATGCTTTAGGAATTGAGAATGACGAATTCTTAAACCATAAGGCAATTGTGGAAAAAGAAGAGGAAATGCAGGACTGCCTTATGATGGGCAGAGAATGTATCGACATCCTTAATGAGTGGAACGACAAAGAAACTAATCAAGTTCAAGTTTTTACCATCCTCATTATTGACGATTCAGATTGCGATTATGATGAACACGTGACTCTTAACCGTAAAGAGGCTCTTGAAGAGTTTCATAATATTGTCAAAAAATACTTTGATATGGACGATATTATAAAAGACTCTTGGGGAAACAAGTTTGAGGACTGTATTAATTCTCACGAAGCATTTTTTGGAGACAATATAAATCACGGAGATATATACGTCTCCTTAAGATGCCACACTTTAACAAAGTAATCTTTATACAGGGGACTGCGCTCACTTATGTGGGGGCAGTCTTTCTAATAAGGATTACACCAGTAATTCTTAAACAAGTTTGAGTTTTTATAAAGGAGGAAATGACTATGACTACTACTAAACTGACTGCGAATGGATTAGGTTCTATCGTAATGTATTCTCTTTCTGTGGATATGCACATCCCATACGCAGACTTCTTTAATGAAGCGGAAAAGAATAACATACCCCTGCATCTGCTCCCGATGCCTTTAAGTCCAGTTGGAGCCTTTAAAAGGGCAACGACTGGTCTTAAGGAAACGTTTCAGAAACAGGCAGAACCCATCTTCATTAAGGAAGTCCCATCTACCTTACCAAACACAATTATGAGGGCATTTGAAAAACGAATTAAGTCTTCTAAAGAAGACACGATTCGTATGGAGAAAGGAAAGGACTATGTTCCTGTCTATAAACCAATTGTTACCATCATGTTCGATGTTAACACGAATGCACTCACCTATCAGTTATTTGAGCCGGAAGGTCGGGACATCTTTAAGAAGGTGGAGGCACGTTATAACGAACTGGCAGGTATGGCTAATATTCAGCAGGTTCGTGCTACTATCCAGTCTGCGTTCCGTTATTATGGGAGCATCCAGTTACGCCATAATGGTGGAGTGAATTTTATTCCTCAGCAACACATTAAGGAATGGAATAACTTCACCAACTTCTTAGACAAGTTTGATGGCATTGAGATTATGGAACTTAATGTGAGAAATGATTCTCATAATAAATCGGCATTGAAAAACGCCCTCATAGAGGACGTTGGAGATTCAATTGCTGACGAAATCAAAAAACTCAATGGTAAGACATCTGGCTCTTCTGACTTGTCTAAATTGGTTCAAGAGTTTGCGGAGGTTCTTAAAGAGAACCAATCCATTAAGAAAGAGGATAAGTCTGACGTTAAGAAGTTGGGCAAAGATGCCTTGGAATCCATGTTGAACCGCTATAAGGAAACGATGGAAAAGGTAGCAGTTTATAAAGAACTGCTTAATACGGACTTGTCTGTAATTGATTCGCAGGTAGAACTGGCAAAGAGTCAGTTAATGAAACTGGTTGAAGTAGCCGCTTAATCACAATTGAGATGCCCCTTTAAGGGGGCATCTCTGTGGTGACTAAACGTAGTTGCCTAAAGTGTTATTTATTTAAAAGGAGGAAATGACTATGCGTAAAGTTAACTTGCAGGAAGAAATGCGGAAACTGGAACAGGAACTTAATGGGAAGTACATTAATCGTGGTGATGTTATTCATGGATTAATTGTTACTTTACTGGCAAGGGGCAATTGTGTTCTGTTAGGTAGCGCAGGAACAGGCAAATCTGATTTAGTGCAGACCTTGAGTCGTGCTATTACAGGGACTTGTTTTGAAACTATCTTAACGAAGACTTCTGCTCCCGAAGAACTGTTTGGGGCGTATGACATTAAGGCATTACAGGAGGGGCATTACGTAAGAAATACGGAAAACTCTCTTGTAGATGGGGACGTTGCATTCGTGGATGAAGTCTTTAAGTGCAACTCCGCAACCCTTAATGGTCTCTTGGGCGTAATGGCACAGAGAACGTTCCGTAATGGTTCGTCTGCCCCTACCCCGATTCCTTTACAGTTGTTTGTCGGAGCATCTAACGAGATGCCCGAAGGTGGCGCAGATGGTGCGCTTGCCGCTTTATGGGACAGGTTTGAGATGCGTTTCGTAGTGGAATACATCAAGGATAAAGGGAGTTTCCATAAACTCCTGTCCTTAAACAAGTCTCTTGAACCGAAGACCAAAATCAATGTGAAAGATATTGTTAAGGCAATGGATGAAATTGATGCCGTCGAAATCGGTGATGCGGAAAATCTCATTGTAGATTTATGGGATGCCATGAATAAGAATGGGTATCGCCTGTCAGACCGTAAATGGCGTAACTCTCTCCGTTACATGAAAGCAAATGCTTGGCTAAATGGACGGACAAGTCTTACTGATGATGACGTACTGGTTATTAAGGACATGGCATGGGCAACTCCCGAACAGATTAAACCTATCCGCAAACTTGTCTTTAATACGTTGAATCCTGCACTGGGTAAGGCACAAGACTTGTACGATGCCGTATGTGAAGTTTACTCTGAACTGGAATCCTTTACGGATGACGATGTACAGAATAAGCAGAAGTTTGGTTCTACAAGGGGAATGAAAGCGGCAGAAGTTAACAACAAACTTGTCTCTGCACGTAAGATGATTCAGACCACTATTACGGAGCAGAAGGGCAAGGACACAACAACCTTACAGGGTTATGTAGATAGCATCAACACTATGTTGAAGGGCGTAACTTCTATCCTGTTAGGGAACATTTGATTGCGAGGCACTGAGAGATGTCCCCTATCTTTAGGGGGCATTTCGAATGTGTTCCGTAAGGACACAAGAAAAGGAGGAATTGACTATGAAAAAAGAAATGCAGAATGTCATTCAAGATACGTTCGATGCTTTAACGTGGAATGACCTGCGTAAGAAATCTGATGTGTTAACGCAAAAGATTAATGAGGGACAGGACTTCTTAGACTTGTTCCCAGAACTTGCGCAGGATATATTCGCCAGTCTTTATAAGGGTGAACCTACTCTTACGGAAACTTGTCCCACTGGGACGGAGTTAAATCGTAAGCAGGTGGAAACTCTTATGGAGTCTGAGCAGTATGATTCCGTTAGGGCATACACTACGTTTGATGACTTCTCTTCTGCCTTGGCATGTTCTGACGTAATGTCTACGGTCATTCAGAAGTTTAGGGATGACGAAGAGATGCGTAAGTTAGCACAACAACAGAACGACGCTAACAAACCTAAGAAAGACGGAGACGATAATGAAGGAGACGGAGACGGCAACGATTTAGGTAATGCCGTAAACAAGTTGTCCTCTAAAATCCGACAGGCAGTCAAGTCTGGTCTTAAGAAAGCGCAGAAGAAGGCAGAAGAAAACGAAGAGGCTTTTGCCGCTTTAGGGTGTGGAACGGAGTCGGCAGAACGTAAGAGCATGTCTTTTGAAGACAAGGAAACTTTGTTAGAACAATACCGTAAGGTAAAAGAGATGGCAAAGTATATCGGTAAATATCGGAACTTGTCTACAAGCGCAAGGGCAGAACGTATCAAGTCTACAAAGACCGAACTGTGTGGCGTTACGATGGGGAACTCCATTACAAGGGCATTGCCGCAGGAACTTGCAAGTCTGAACCATCCTGTATTAAAGTATGACTTCTTCCGTAAGATGCAGGAACATCAACTCCTGCAATACGAACTGGAAGTTGACGAACCTACAGGGATGGGCAGTATTGTTTGTTTAGTAGACGACAGTGGTTCTATGTACCCAGAGTGTGAACCTATAGCACGTGGCGTAATGTTTGGTCTCTTAGAGTGCGCAAAGAAAGATAATCGTAACTTTGCGTGTGACATCTTTGCGTATGATGGCAACGAAGCGAAGTTTGAGATTCCTAACGGGAACTACTCTCCTAAAGAAATGATAGAGATGCTTAGCGTATCTTTCATGGGAGGGACTTCTTATGTGAGTCCGTTGAACTATGCAATGAGTGTTATAGAGACGGACAAGTTTAAGAACTCAGACATCATCATGGTTACTGACGATGCGTGTCGTTTGCCGGATTACATGGTGGAAAAGATTGTCAACTTTAAGAAGGAACACGATGTCAAGATTACGATGATTAATATCGGAGGGTATCTTGATAAAGAGGACATCTCACGTTGGGTAGACAATGTGTATACCGACTTAGGGGACGAAACGTTGACGGAGGTGTATAAGAATGTATAACACAAATGAATTACAACACCTAAAGACGGGTCTCTACTCTGCAATTGATGCCGATGGTAAAAATGTTATTATCCAAAGACAAGAAGGAAATGGGTGGTCGGTAATTACGCCCACTCACCATAATTGGTGCGAGTGCGTTGACTACGACGAAAATGGAGACCAAGAATGCGTAAGGTATTTAAACGTGGAAAGGGCATAAGGGAAACAAAATTAGGGAGGCGAAAGCCTCCCTTTTTTTATGCCCATTTTCAGTTTATAAACTTGTCTATATGCGCCCACGCCTTAATGTCTTCTGCCGATATCGTTACGTAAGGGTCTCCGCTATAGGGGTAATCCACTTTAAACCTCTTGACTTCGCATCCGTCGTAGTATTCCAAAAGGGCATCCTCTATAAACTGGTTACTCTTCCTGTCTGGTATAACAAGGGTATTAACTTTGATGTCTTTGCTATAACAGGCAACTATCTCTCCGTCGCTAATCTTTCCCCTGTAAACATACAGGCATGGTACGTGTAGAAACTTTTCTCCTACTTGATTTACCATGAGTTGATATGCTTCGACTCTTAATACATCCTTGTTCTTTCCAGTCTTTAATTCGCAGAGCATGGACTATCCATCTCTAACAATAAACAAGTCTGGAGATAAGCGGATAGAAAGAGAAGCGTAGTCGTTACTGCTTCGGAGGGTCTTTATGGTGTGTAGAGGGAGGTTATGATGGTAAGACAGGTCTGCTACACTATATCCGTTGTGCAGACAGAGTTTTGTAAAATCATGCTCAAGATTTACATGGTCTTGTGCGATAGAAACTTCTTGCATTAAAACCTCCCAATTTGTTCCGTAATTCATCCTCCGCTTTATTGACTTCCCTGCCTACGATATGACGGGATATCCCTAACATCTTCGCAATTTCTACGTTCTTATACCCTTGTTCGTGGAGGGCGAATATCTTATCCCTTCTTGTAGTAAACTTGTCTATCGTAGACTGGATGGATTTGTGTAAGCGATTCTTTTCCTCTTCCTCTATGATAATCTCTTCGGGACTGTGCGTATACATCTTATCCCGACCAATAATCCTTATACGTTTCTCCCTGTTCTTAATCTTTTCTTTTTGGGAATGCTCCAGTTTAATCTCAAGGTTTTCTACCCTACGTATAAGGTCGTCTGCTTCTCCCTAAATCATTCCGTATCCGTGACGCTCTGGATGCTCCTCATTGATTTGCTTTTCACGTTCGATGGCATCCGCTACTATAGCCTCCAAAGTGTCGGGTGGTTTATGGTAACGTGGCAATTACTTCGTCCCCGTACTGCCGAGACCACCTTCGCCCCTTTCTGTATCAGACAGTTTCTTTGCTTGCGTTAACTGGACTTGTTCTATCTTAAGGGGCATTGCTTGAGCGATACGGTCTCCCTTTTTAACTACGATAGTTCCTTCGGGTAAGAAACCAAACTTGTAATCGTTCGATACGACTTCGCCATCTATAGTCATATAAGACGGAACGACTCTCAGTTTAGTGTCTTTGGGTCTTGCATTCTCTAAGAGAACTTTTACTTCTCCTCTATAATCGTTGTCGATTACGCCAACGGAGTTGGCAAAACGCAGTGGCGTTTTAGAGGAGATACCACTACGGGGGTAAAGCATAATCCCATAACCTTCGGGGGGTTCAAAAGAAATCCCAGTTCCAACTACTACAGTCTCTCCCGGTTTAATGGCGGCATCCTCTGCCGCATATAAATCAAAACAAGAAGAGTCTTTCGTAGCATACTTAGGGGTCTTTAATCCAACCCCATTCTTTTTATATTTCAGTTCTAACATTACTCCACCTCTTTTCTCCCTTAAATTCTATATTATTAAACTTGTCTAACATTCTGTCTGCTGTAAACACAAGCGGATTTGAATTAAATATCAGCACTTGATTAGACGATGCAGGGAAACATCCTTCTTGCCTAAGACCTTCCCTATACTCTCCTGCCTTAACGATATCATAGTAGTTCCATACCCATTCGGGAATCTTGTCGGGGTCGCATCCAGTAAACAACCATTTAAACTTGTCTGACCAGTAATTACCGACCTCTCTTGAGAACTCTTCTGCGATACTGCCATTCTGACACAAGAGGTCTCCACCACTCACGTAAATATTCTGTACTAAATCGGGGAACAAGTCTGTCCGTTCTGCCTGTTCCTTAATGAAGTCATGGATATCTAACGTCTCTCCTACGTCAAATGGTTGTGTCTCTGGGTTATGACACCCAGAGCAACCACGATAACACCCCTGTACGTAAATCTCAAATGCTTTATTCTTTATGGAGAACTCCGTCCCCGCTATCCGTATCCTCATTCTTATCCCTCACAATCTCTAATATGTTGTACCTGTGTCCGAAGGAGTGTTCAAAGCGTAAGGGTTTAAACAAGAACTCACACTTTAACATCATCCCTAAGAATGTAATGTCAGAAGGTCTATCAAGGTCTACGTAAAGATATTGCTTTCCATCCTTAACAAAGAGTCCGACTTGTCTCTTATAGAGATGCAGGAAGATTTCTTCTGCGTCTTGTTCAGTAATATTCTATAAGACAAACTTCATGGTTAAACCTCATAAAACTTCCTGTTTGGAAAATCCTGTTCCCTGCGAACCTTGTGCCAATTCTTTGTCACAGTTAAGAATCCAACAACACGTGTAAGTTTATCCGTAATAGGCTTTCCACATTGCGGACAAATTTCCGCATCCCTGCCTACGCTAATGTGACCATCCTCACAGACATTCAATACATAGTTAACTGCTTGATAGATAACGCCCTTCTTGATAGAGGTGCAAACAAGTTTCTCTAAGTCTTCAACGTTCTCAATCTGTTCTGCTACGTTAAGGTGAAGGACTGCTCCTCCAGTCATAAGGTAATCGAACATGCCTTGTAACAGGATACGGTTCAACATGTCTGTCTGTACGGTCAGAGGGATAAACTGGTTAGAGTACAGTTCGTACTTGTTATTGTACCCCATAATCTTATCTGCCTGTGCCAGTTTAATAGCAGAGTTTTCGGAAGGAGTCTGTTCACAGTTATGGGGATAACCGAACCTTTTCTCTTGCGTCTTGTTTACTTTGTTTACGGTGTCTAAGATATCGAAAACCAAATCCTGTCCACCCACCTTAAGGATGTCTTCCCCAAGGATTTCAACCGCTTCGTTGATACCGTTAAGTCCGCACGTAGAATACTGCTTCTTTAAGTCCATGAATCCAAGACTGTATAAGGGAAGGTTTCCGTTTTCGATACGCTTCTTAATGACGTATCTCTTCGTAGCGTTAATCTCTGCGCACATCTTAACTCTGTCTACCAGTTTGTTGATAAACAAGTTCTTTGCGTCACCGCCATACATGTGTGCTTCATGCCTTGCTTCGTATGCAATGCGAGGGAGATTGATTGTCGTTACGGACAGTGAACCTATCTTAGTGCCACCTGCGCCAAAGGAGTTAAACCATTCATGGTCTGCTTCGGAACGGAGTCTGCAACAAGAGGACAGTGTAGAGGTAGAACCAGAGTAATAGTTCATCCAACCATACTTAAGGTTCTTTTCACAGACAAGTCTCATAAAGTCCATGTCGTAGACATTGTGTTCATCATCTACGGAGAAACATGCCGTTGTTACGGGGAAGGTGCAAGGGGTCTTGTCTAACGTTTCATTCATAACGTCCATGTACATAACCTGCAACTTCTTTACTGTCTCTACGTTAGGTTGAGAACCATCGGGGAATCTATATTCTCCGCACATCTTCTTTAAGAAGTTATCATCAAACAGGGAAACGTTAGTGAACGCACTCTGATGACCACCACGGAAGGGTTGGTTTACGGAGAAAATAAAGGACTGAATCTGTTGCTTAACTTCTGGGTCTGTAATTGCGCCCACGCTAATCTCTTTATCGTAGAAGTAAGACATGCAGATAAGGAAGTCCGCCAGTCCTACCGCCCCTGCTACGCTATTGCTTGCATACGTAACGAACTGAATCATCTGGTTCACATAGGAAGACAAGTGCCGGGGTGGTAACGACTTAATCTTGTTTACAAACGGGAGTCCATTAAAGACCACATCCAAACAAGAGAAGTTAAAGCAGTACGGAACGACTGCAAACTTATGGAAGTCATTGATATACAAGTCCTTAAAGAACTGCGCCCTACACAGGTCTTCTGCCCTATCAATGCCGAACAGTTTCTTACCGTATTTCCATAACAGGTAATAGGCGTTTACACGGAACAGGGGTTTAGGAACTTCTGCTTCGTAGGCAATAACAGAGACATCATCTACGTTTGCATTAGCGTCTACAGATACATCTGCGGTTGCCTGTTCTCTTTTACCAAAGAACTTCTTAGAGAAAGCACTCATATCGGTCTGCTTACCGATTCCGTCAAGGGTGGCAAGTTCTTTATAATTGGGGTAGTCTTGAAGGGATTCGAAGAAAGAGTCAAACAAGTCTCCGTAAGAGAAATCAATCTTCATGTTCAATCACCTCTTCTTCCCCACCTTTCAACCATTCATAGAAAGAAGAGAGGGCGAATACTTTTAACCCCTTTGCCGCAGAGATGTCTAAGACATTCTTGCAAGCCATCACGTTGTCATACTTTTCACTACGATAAATGACGATGTTCTCTTCGTCTGTGTAGATGTCCTTGATGACTTCTGAATCACGGGATACTAATCTGCCACGGGACTTAGGGGATACGATTCCGACCACCTTATAAACTTTCTTGCCGGACTTGTCTTCGTAATTATCGACATACCAACCACATACATCAATTGTTCTTACTGGTCTTTCAGTTATTATCAGCATTAAACTTCCCTCCGATTTTTAATGCAGTCTTATATTTAACTGCAAAATAAAATTCTCTTTTGCCATACTCTTTCATTGCGACTATATCAGATTCATCTTGATTAAACCACTTAACCAGAGTTCCGCATCTTGCCGCATTAATCTTGATTCCTCCTTCTGGGAGGACTCCCTCTTTACATAGGGAGATAAACTCTTCTTGTGTTAAGACGTGGCAGAGGTGTTCTATATTCTTAACGTGCCACGGTTTGTTATGCCTCATACCTACTACGTATGCAGGTAACTTTTGTCTGGACTTGACTTCTACACGAACATCTTTCTTACCGCAATGTATCAGAACATCTCCACGCAACTTGTCTACGCCAATGTCTTTTAATGCTCCAGACATCCTAACTCTCTCAGATGGAATTCCGTTTTCGTTTAAGAACCTCTCAAGTTGTTTTTCCGTAGTATATCCACGGTGTTTACTGTTCCTCCCCATTCGTTGTTTCGGAGTCATCTCCGACGACTTCATCTTTGACACTATCTTCCACCACCTTTTGAGGTATTTTTACGTAGAGTCCGCAGATACATTTCCCATCTTCACGATAGAACTTGCATGGACACATCGTATCTTCTGTCTGGTGTGGCTGACACGGGCAGTACCCACCACGTTCTAACAATGCGTCTAACAAATGTTCTCTTGCGGAGTCATTAGGATTAAACATGTCTCCTTCTTTCGGCGACATAATTGTCTGCCACGGAGTCTTTAATCCCACGCCATTAGGTGTTCCAATTAACTGATATGTATTCGTTTTCTCCATAAGAGCCTTGCGTAACCTGTCTACATACCAAGCCGCCTTTGTTACGTCTTCAAGTCCACCCTTGCTTTCGTATCTCCAAAGATATTTAATAGCCATTGCAGTCCATACTGCTTCATCGGGGTCTTTACCAATGACGGCAGACTCTATTGCTTGTTCGCAAGTCACCTTTCCCTTGTTGTAATAAGATGGGTTTATATTGTCATAATCCATTATTCGTCCTCCTTTAAAAGAAAGTCTGGGTTAATAACCTTAAAGGAAATATGTTGTATCTCGTTCCGGCACACGATACCTTCACGTTGTTCCTTACCGTCACGATACAGACTTGTTCCTTTTGCATAATTAACGAAGTCTTGAATCTCCCATTCCACAGGGATGACTTTGTTCTCTAAGAACGGAACACAGTTCAAACTTGTTGGTTCTAATGCGTTCTTCATCTGTTCGTAAGGTAATCTCTTATGGTTGATGATAAGATTGAACGGCATGAACATGAATCCAGAGAGATGGTACTTGTTCTTCTGAATACCATACCCGATAATCTCTCCCTGTAATACGTACAGTCCTTTATTGCTACCGAACCCTGCCAAATTACGGAGGACTTCTTCAATGCAATACTTCTTTGCCACCGCCCAATACGGAGAGTCATCTTCTTTAAGCAACCACTTGTTACGACTACATACCCCGAACTTGCCGTCCTTTAAGAAGAATGTTGCGGAAGTGCCATCCATCTTTTCCGTAACCGTTAAGACAACGCCTTTCTTTTTGATGTCTTCAAACAGAATCGGGAGGTTCTGTATGCGTTCTTCGTCGGTCTTCTTAATGAAGGAAGGGAAGTCGTCTATAGTTTTATGTTTGTTAATCCACCAATTACGGATAAAGGAGATACGCTTAAAGGGTTTCAACCACCAAGGGAATTCCACTTTATTCTGTACTGCTAACTTCCCCCACCACGCCTTTTCTTTTACGGCTTCGGGGTCGTACTTCTTAATGCCCAACCATTCTGTTACGTCCCCACCCTCTATAATATCTGGAATGTCTGGGTGCTTATCAAGGACTGATATAGGTAATACCAAGCCTTGAGAGACTTGTCCACGTAACTTGATGGTCTTGACTCTGTATTTGTACTTCTCCATGAAAGAGAACTCTGGCTTAGGAGGTAACACGGAATCAATCTCAATGTAGATTACTAAGTCGCCTACTTTGAATCCGTCAGACTTGTTTACTACACACTCCCATCCGTCGATAACCGCAACCTCTATACGGTCTGCATTGGGAATGGGTCTTAACTCCTTAATCATCCTAATTGTTGCTAAATGTCGTGCCATTACTTACCTCCACGTGTTGCGATTATATAGAACGTGACAGTGACCATCACTAAAAGAAGCGAAGGTAACATTAGTAAAATCCATTCATTAAGTTCTCTTAACCAGTCTTTTATAGTATCTCTATCCATATCTTTCTCCTACCAAATTGAATTGCCTTATCGTAAGACTCCATGAATATATCTAACTTGTCTTTATGTCCTGCTCCGAACCTATCTTCTACGATATAAACATGTCCGTTTATCCGTACCATTGTACCGAAAGGTAAATGGTCACATGCTACCGTCCTTCCCTCTACGGGATAAACCCCACTTGCAGTAGGATTTCCAGTAGGGCAATAGGCGGTACAGTCCATAAGTTGCCAGACAAGGAGTCCTATTAATAAGGCGAAGCGCAACATTTATACGTTCCACTATCAGACTTGTATTCTTCTATTTCTCTTATCTTTTTATGAATCTTATCAATTTTCTTTTGGACTTCTTTGAAGTCTTTTTTGACTGTCATTCTGCGCTCTTCTACGTATCCAAATTCCTTCTGAACTTGTTCTTTAAAGTCGTTAAGTTTCGACAGTTCTAAATAGAGAGCATCTCTTCTCTTTTGCAGTTTTTTCATTTTCTTTTTACCCATTACGCTACCTCCTCTTCTTCCTTCTTGTCCTTAGAGTACGACCATGATTGTCCCGGCTTCTTCTTGGGACAATATGATGCTTCGCTCATATCAATGTCTTTGGGTTTCTTCGCTTTGATAAACTTGTCTCTCTTGATGATTGACCCGTTTATCATGTTGACCAGTTTCTTGTCTGCGTCTAAATCAATGTTCAGATTTCCCCAGTCAATCTTGTACATTAGAACCTCCCATGTTTTTTCTCTAACTCCTTTATGCGCTTCTTCTTTTCGTCTTCAACCCTCATTAGGCTTTCAATATAGTCGTCTGCGTATAACAAGTTTGACCTGTTAGAGTTTGATGCCATCTTTCCGCTTGCCCAAAGTCTCTTAACAATTGACGGTGTTATGCCTTCTACGTATTGAGACAAGTATGAAGCGATTTCGTTTGCGGTCTTAGGAGCGACCATCTCATAAGAAACAATATTACTGGTGCGGTATTTTTTGCGTTTGATTAACTTAAGTTCTTTTGCTCTCATTTGGTCTCCTTATTACACAATCCTTTTATGCGATAGCCGCAACTCGTGCAAAAAAATGAGTCATCTGGTGCAGGTAAAAATACACCTGCTTGAATTCCTGTCTCTACGTTGTCGTAGACATCTTTATAGAAGTCCACTGTGTCACGTAATACTGGGCGTTCGTCGATTACGAAGGAGTCATGTTCATAAATCATCTTGCCAGTGTGTTTGTCTTTATGACGTTTCCACTTTTCTTTTATAAAGACAATCTTGTCTGGTAACTTCCCGTGGACTTGTTCATACGCCCACGCATAAGTTGCCATGTTGCACATGTAGGAATTACTGTCTGCCATTCCCGTGAGACCACGCCCAAACTTGTAGTCTATGATTGTTCCGTCCTCCGTAATAGCATCTGCATAACAGAGGATTGGCAGAGTTCCTTCCCCACGTTCTATAGTGAATTCCTGTTCCACTTCTTTGACTTTGTACTTACCGTAGATGTTGTCGTAGAAATCTTTACAGGCGATAATACCTTGCTCTAAAAGAGTTCCGCTTGTATCCATCTTCCACTGGTTAACGTTCTGCGCCAGTTCGTTCCACTCCTCAGAGAACGCCATTGCGAATTCTGTCTTAGACAAGTTCTCTTTATACAACCTTTCTATCGCCTTGTGCATTGCAGAACCATATGCAGTCATCGCATATTTAACTGGGTTCTCTATGCCAAGTATCTTGTTGAAGTAAACTTGTTTACCACAAGTACGGTAGGACTGCGTGGTAGAAGGAGAAAGGTGTTCAAGACTTGTCATGATGTTTCTCCTTTATTAATTTGCGCCCTTCATACATGAGTTTTCTTGCCGCCTTAATTGCTTCTCTCTTTGTCTTAAACACATTTCCTCTTGCAAGACGGAGAGCATCAACACCGTCGTTACGCCACTCATATACTTCTGCCCCGACAATAAGGTTTGGTTCGAATCCTGCAACAAAATAGATGTAATACTCTTCTCCGACCTTAGGAATCCATCTCTCATTAGACTTGTTCTCTTTCTTTTCCTTTTTCTGCATCTTCGCAATCAGATTGATGCGCAACCGTGTAAGGGCGAGGAGAATGCCAGTTCTTTCATCCCATTCATCTTGCGGAGAACATTTTGCTCCCGCTTCTGCATATACCCCGGCGCATATTATATTGCAAGACACTAACCTTCTATCTTTGTGGCAACCTAAACCGATTCCATCTCTCACTTCGGGTGGAAAATCTTTAAAAACCTCATCACGTAATTCTTCAAATGCTTTTCGCCCCATTTCAATTTTATGAGCCATATTAATCTCCTTTCAAACACTTTCTGTATGCTAATTTCAAACACTGTATCCAAAAAAATTAGACCTTAACAAAGTTGGTCTGAGACTTGTCTAAGATATATTCAAAGTCTCTTTGTTGACAAACCCTTCTCCCTTTAAGAATCGCCAAGTTCACATGTCCTTGTAACTTCGCTTGTTCTGTTAAGGAGAGAGCCGGATTCTCACCATCACGCCACATACCTAAGACCCAATCACCAGTTGCTTCTATGTCTCCAGACCCTTTAAGTTGATTCAGTTCTGGTTTTACCCAGACCCTTCCTTCCCTTGATAACTGGGACAATACTACGGGAACAATGTTGAGTTCTTTTGCCAGTGGTTTAAATGAACGTATCGTCTCTGATAAGACGGAGAACTCTGACACGCCTTTCATATACTGGAGGTAGTCAACAATAATCATGTCCGTAGGTGTTGAGAACTTCATCGTATTAGCGACGTTGATATACTTACGTATTTCATCTATCGTTAATGTGTTCTGGTCTACGATAAGAAGTTTCTGTGCCAACGCCCTGTGTACCTTAAGGGCAAGAGTGTCATTCTCTAATAACTTCTGCTTCACATCCTCTTCCGTAGTACGCATAAACATTGCGATAAGTCTGGATATCAATGTGGCAGAACTCATTTCCATGCTAAAGAAGATGACGTTCTTCTTCTCACGGAATGCCGCATGTAATGCCATCTGAATCCCTGCGAACGTCTTGCCTACAGAGGAGTATGCCGCCAGTACAACAACCTCTGTCTTGAGGAACTTGTTTATGGACTGGTCTAAATCTGCAAACCCAGAACCTATCGCCCCTGCCGTAACCAAGTTACGAAACTCTGATACGGCTTGCAGTGGGTCTTTGAAATCGTTTACCAGACTTGTCTCTGTGCGATTCCCCTTTGCGATAGAGATGATGTCTTTCGCATCCTTACCCCATCTGTCTGCCAACTTCTCCGCAATCTCTGTACGGATAAGAGGATTCGTTACCGTGGTCAGATAGTCAATTGCGTATTGATACTCCGTCTCTTTATCGGGACACCCTTCCACGCCACGCATGGCGCAGTACACATCTAAGTGTTCTGAGGGAAGGTCTTTGATGCTTAAACCTGCTACGTGTAAGTCAGAGAAGTCTTTATACCCATCGGGTATCTGAACGATACGGACGTTCAGATTAGAACCATACGTCTTGAACTTGTCCCGTAACGTCTCTATACTTCTCTTACCTGCATCGTCATTATCGGGCGCAAGCATTACTACGAACTGCTTGTCGAACTCAGACAACTCTCTAGCAAGCATCTTGATATGACCCTGTGTTAACGTTGCCCCAGTATATCCTGCACACGCTAACCCTTCGTCGTCTGCGCTTGCTACGTCGAAGTATCCTTCACATAAGTAAATCTTGCCTTGCTTACGCATCCGATGCTTCGCCCTATCGAAGTTGTAGAGGAGTTCTCCCTTAGAGTAGTAATCGTTATTCTTATCGTTAATGTATTTCGGAACGCCCTCTTTAAAGTTGCGCTCTGCATGAGCGACCATCATGCCATCCGCATTACGGATTGGGATTGAGATACTACCCTTTTCTTCGTTGAAACCATATCGTAATGCTTCTATGGTTTCGTCGGACAAGTTCCGTTTCTCTTTCAAATACTGCCTTGCCTTTTCTATGTTGCGTTCGTAGTATGAGACCAGTTCTTCCTGTTCTTCGTAATAAGACTTCGCTCTCTGGTACTCCTCATTGTTTTCGTAGTCGATATCATACATATCGGCGAGTTGTTCTAAGGCGGTGGTGAAGGAGACATGTTTGAGTGCCATGTGCAACTCTACTATTGTCCCGCCCTCTCCGCTTTCGAAGCAGTACCACTTCTTACTGTTACATGAGAATGCGTCGTCTCTACGTGCATCATCATGTATAGGACATCTGCACCTATATTGTTTCCCTGCCAGTCTTACGTTTACACCCTGCTGACTTAAGTAGTCTGGGATATCACCACGCAGGATGATACTGTCTTTTAATCTCATTTTAATCTTCCTTTACATTAATGTTCGAAAAGATTACGGG